ATGTGCGTTGCGGATCATGGTGGTTCGTGTTATACTAAAATGTATTTGAATATTAGAAAAATGAAGAAATATATAGAAGGGATACAGAGAAGATGAAAGTATCAGATTTTACATTTGATTTACCAGAAGAACTGATCGCTCAGGATCCGCTTGAGGACAGATCAAGTTCCAGATTATTAACATTAGATAAGAATACAGGAGAGATCGGACATGATATCTTCCATAACATTGTAAATTATTTAAAACCAGGAGATTGTCTTGTGTTAAATAATACAAAAGTAATTCCAGCAAGACTGATCGGGGCTAAAGAAGAAACAGGTGGAAAAGTTGAGGTTCTGCTTCTTAAGAGAAAACAGGACAATGTATGGGAAACACTTGTAAAACCAGGAAAGAAAGCACGTCCAGGAGCAAGAATCTCTTTTGGAGATGGGAAATTAGTTGGTGAAGTCATTGATGTTGTTGATGAAGGAAACCGTTTGGTGAAGTTTGAATATGAGGGAATTTTTGAAGAAGTGTTAGATGAACTTGGGCAGATGCCATTACCACCATATATTACTCATCAGTTAAAAGATAAGAATCGCTACCAGACAGTTTATGCCAAATATGATGGTTCAGCAGCAGCACCAACAGCGGGATTGCATTTTACAAAAGAATTATTGCAGCAGATCAAAGACATGGGAGTCAATATCGCATATGTGACACTTCATGTAGGACTTGGTACGTTTCGTCCTGTCAAAGTAGATGATGTCTTAGATCATCATATGCATTCTGAATTTTACAGAATCGAAGAAGATGATGCGAAACTCATCAATGAGACAAAGAAAAATGGTGGAAGAGTTATTTCTGTCGGAACAACAAGTACAAGAACATTGGAATCTGTTGCAGAAGAAGATGGGACACTCCATGCTAAGAGCGGATGGACAGACATCTTTATCTATCCAGGATATAAATTTAAAGTAATTGATGGACTGATCACAAACTTTCATCTGCCAGAATCTACATTATTAATGTTAGTTTCTGCTCTTGCTGGAAGAGAACATATTTTAAATGCTTATAATATCGCAGTTAAAGAAAGATACAGATTCTTCTCATTTGGGGATGCTATGCTAATAATTTAAACCAAAAGTTTACAAATGTAATGTTAATAATCAAATAATCAAATTTAGGTAAAAGAAAAAAGATCTGGGTTTTGAGCCCAGATCTTTTTTTGATGCAATAAAAATGGCAGCCACGACAACAAAGTGACTGCCACACACAGTTAACTAGAGAATACAAGGGTATGAAGCTTGCATTCTGATTGTAATTCCTTCTTACTTGGAACCTAAGGAGTAAACCAAGGAAGAAATTACCTGAAAAGAATTATATCATTTTCGGCTGTTTTGCACAAGCTATAAATAGAAAAACAATGATAGGAGGCTACTAAATGAAAAACACACGTTATGGGCGATATGCGAGTATGGAGATCAAAGAGACTATCAGGGGTATATAGAGGGGTTCAATCAGGCAGTGCAAATTGCTATTGACATAAAAAATAAAACGTAATTTGCTTGGACAGTCCGTGTAAAATCTATGGAATGTCCGTGAAATATCTGCATTTTGTCCTATGGAATGTCCGTGGACACTATGCAGACAAAATAAAAAGCACCAGTTCAAAATTTCTGGTGCTTTTTATTTACCTGATAAAGGTTTGAGACAATCCATTTCTGAAAACAATTCGCTGAACCTTTCCATTGTAGATGTCTATATAATCAATCACATCGTGAGTAAACATATATAATATTTTAGGATCAACCGATGTGGCAAGACGCTTATAACTGATATAGTTTCGATTAGTCAGCTTTTGCGTAATGATAAAGGTGCTTGCTTTATCAACAAATTCTTCGTCTGTGATAGAATTATCAACGGAGTTTTTATTGACAATCCCTATTTTCTCATCAATTTCAGCGATCTTTGTTTCAATTTCCGTTTTCTTTGTCATGTAATCCTTTTCAGATATAGCCATATCATCATACAGATATAAGTTTGTAAGACGATCCAGAGCCCTATCAAGCTTTTTCTTTTCGGCTTTTAATATCGTGAGTGATGATTGCACCTCATCATTTTTCTTTGCTTTATTAACGTTAAATGATCTACCATAGATGTTTCCCACTACACTCGATGAAAGAATATTATATAAGTCGTTGAGCTCTTCCTGATCGATGCTTTTAATATCTGAAAAAGCATCTCCAGTCAAGAGTGCAGCTTGGAGATCGGCTGGGCTGTGAATGGAATCAAAGCCTTTTTGTGCGTTAAGCATATTCAGGATATAATTAAAGATAAATTCTCCAAGTACTGGGTCCGATGTTGATCTGCCACGGCATTTCGTTAGTGATCGCCGTCTTGTAGAACAAAGATATTTGGAATACTGCCAGGAACGATTTTTGTTTGAGCTGGTTGAGGTCATTTTCTTGCCGCAGTTTCTACACCAGCACAGACCACCGAACACATGAACATGAATACCTTTAACATATAAGTTGTGATCCGTAGCATATCTTTTATTACCTTTTAGGATTGCCAGAACTCTTTCCTTCTGATCATAAGAAATAATTGCGATATGATGATCTTCAATCATAATCCATTCCGATTTATCTTTAAGCTTCTGACGATTTCCAGCTTTTCGCTTATTATATTCGTAGCAGCCGCAGTACCACCAGCTTTTTAATATGATAGCAAGAGAAGGAGGCGACCATTCGTTCCCTGATCGTGTTCTGTATCCGTGTTCATTCATGTATCGAGCAAGGTATACAAGAGATTGAAGCTCTTCGTATTTGTCATGGATCAGTTTTACAGTGTTTGATTCATTAGCAACAATAAGGAAATCTTCTTCCTCTGGATCGTATTTATAGCCGTATGGAACTCTACCGCCATTCCATTTGCCTGTATTAGCACGAGAGATCATAGTCGCAGTCACACGTTCAGAAGTCATGTTTCGTTCAAGCTCGGCAAATACAAGGATGATCTTAAGCATAGCTTCTCCCATAGCGGTTGAAGTATTGAACTGTTCGTTTTTGCTGACGAAAGTAACGTTTAGCTCTTTTAGTTCCTGATACATTTGAGCAAAGTCAAGAAGGTTACGGCTGATTCTGTCAATCTTCCAGACGAGCAGATGTGTAAAAGCACCAGTTCGTATCTGGTCCATCATATCTTGATACCGTGGGCGGATTGTGTTTTTACCAGAGTATCCAGCATCTTCGAAGATCACATAATCGTCGGTATTAAGGATCAGCTTCGAGTATGCAATTAAATCCTTCCGTTGCATTGGCAAGGAATCTTTATCAACCTGTTGTAGTGTAGACACCCTTATATAGATTGCTACTCGGCACATCCGGGGAGGAGAGGGTGTTATATTAAGTGCAGATAAAGTATTATTCATTAGCAAGTTCTCCTAAGTTCTTTAAAAAACCGCCTGATTTCTCAGACGGCTAAAATTTTATCAACAGTTTCTTTTAATTCTATGTATGTGCATTTGATCGGATCCAATGTTAGTAATGATGGCAAAGTAATTGTTTTCTGCCTCGGCTTTTCTCTGTCGATGGTCTTGGTCGGAAGCACATAAAAATCCCACAAATTCATGTCGAGAGGGTTTGCACTAACACTCATAGCAGTGTAAACGCAGAATATGTATATATCACAGTTTCTTTGTAATGTAGCTTCCGGCTTATATTCTCCGGTTTCAGTCGGTATACGAGCTGGAGCAATGCTGAATGATATATGATCCGGGTGTTTGGCACTATGAGACTGGACGTATCCGGCGGCTTTTACCTCTACCCTATATTTCATATCATATAACAAGTCAAAAGGTCTCCACGGATCTCTGAACGACTCACAATCCGTTTGTATGATATCCAAAGATGATGCAACAATAAATTCAGCAAGCACTGAGCGGTTAATGTTATTTGTAAAATCTGAATATGCCCATCTCCAGAAATCATTGATCGTAATTGATTCTTTGGATCCATTGACCAAAAATGTTTCGTTACCAATATAAGTATGCATTTAATTTTTCCTATTTTTCCATTCTTCTATACTGATAATTTTTTAGTATCGTCAGATTCAGTTTTTGGAAGAGTGGAAGCAATTCCGTCTATGTATGCAAGGACATTTTTCTGATAGCTGTCTGGTAGTTCCCTGAATTTGTCGATTAACTCTTTTTCTGATTGACTGGAAAAATCCAATTTAATAACGTTTTCAAGATCATTGCTAGGAGCATCATCTCCGAATACAAGCCAATCGAGAGATACGTTGAAATATTGAGCAACTTTTACTAATTGCTTTAATCCCGGTTTTGCATTTCCTTTGTTCCATATCGTAAAAATAGAGAGACTAAGACCAATAGCTTTAGCAAGATCTTTTTGATTCATTCCTGAATTTTCCTGTAATAAATTTAATCTGTCAACTACGTCCATGAAAATACCTCTTTTCTAGTAAAGGACTTTATTTTGAATGTTTATTTTTCCACTCATCTATACTGATAATTTTTTAGTATCGTAAGATTCCGTTTTTGGAAGTGTGGAAGCAATTCCATCTATGTATGCAAGTACATTTTTTTGATAGTTGTCTGGTAGTTCCCTGAATTTGTCGATTAGTTCCTTTTCTATCGGATTGGAAAAATCTAATTTTATGACATTTTCAAGCTTGTTATCAGGAGTTTCATCGCCGAATACAATCCAATCGAGAGACACATTGAAATACTGAGAAACTTTTACCAACTGTTTCAATCCTGGTTTTGCTTTTCCTCTGTTCCATTCGGTAAATGCAGAAGAACTAAGGCCGATAGCACTAGTAAGATTTTTTTGATTCATTCCTGATTGTTCCTGCAATAAATTTAATCTGTCAATTATATCCATAAAGTACCTCATTTCAAAAAAAATAATAAATTTATAAAAAACATATTTACATTTTAGAAATTTATTATTATAATAAAGATGTTACAAAAGTAAAACACATTTGAAAATACAAAATAGTGACGAAAAGTATTATACAAATGTAAATTACAATTCGATTTTACATTAAATTTATAGAATTGTAAACCATCCCGAAAGGAGGAGGTGCGATGAAAAGAATCTTGCCTAAATGGTGCAAGGATGCAAAGAAGGCGATGATTGATAAGGATATGAGCGTAGAAGAACTTGCACAGCTTACTGGAAGAACGAGAGTATACATTTCAGCTGTACTAAATGGGCGGCAGTCAGCACAGCCGGTAATGCAAGAAATCAGTGACATTCTTAACATAAAAATGGATACTACTCGTTACACAAATAAGTAATTATGTAACTAAGTACAGTATACCCAGAAAGGACAGACGGTAACATGGGAAAAGGCTGTAAGAAAACGAATGAGAACGTCTATTTTAAGGCGAGGAAAGAGGCAGCAAAGTATAACGAAAAGCTATATAGCCGAGAAGGAGCAAGCGAATTGTTGGGATTGTCCGTATCGACATTGGCTGATTACGAATTGGGTACGACAAAGGTTGTGCCAGTGGACAAAGTAATGCTGATGGCTGATCTCTATAATTGCCCTGAACTGAAAGCTGGATACTGCAAGCATGAGTGTCCAATCGGAAAATCAATTCCAATGGCAACACAGATCAAAGGCTTAGAAGGGATCACATTAAGACTGATTAAAGAATTTGACGTGAAGAAGATCAAGGACATGAAGAACAGCCTGATCGGGATTACAGAAGATGGGATCATAAGTGAGGACGAAAAACCAGAGCTTAGGAGAATCCTGAAAATGCTGGACGAAATGGCATTAGCAATCAGTGAACTAAGACTTGTCGGAGAGAAAGTACTGAAAGGAGATCACGATGGATATTGAAAAAATGAAGAAGATCTTAAGCACAGAGTACGGAATTAACTCTCCAGAAGAGTTAGACGAAGCAATGAAAAGATCTAAGGGTATTGATCTAGCAATATTTACAATGCCGATCAACAAAATAAATAAAAAAGAGAAATAGGAGGAATAGAAGAATGGGACAGATAAGAACGGAAGAATATCTTGATAATGTCGAAGTAGGGATTGAAAAAGAATTAGCAAAAAATATTCAGGCTTTGCCAGAAGGATTTAACAAACAGAGATTTACACTAAACTGTATCACAGTTATGAAAGATAACCTGAAAGACTTTTCGGGGATTGATCCTACATCAGTCGCAGTTGCATTTGCAAAAGGAGCTTATCTTGGATTAGATTTCTTCAATAAAGAATGTTATGCGATCCCTTATGGTGGGAAGGTTAACTTTCAAACAGATTACAAAGGAGAAATCAAGCTGGCGAAGAAATATTCAAAGAATCCGATCAAAGACATTTATGCGAAGAATGTAAGAGAAGGAGACTTCTTCGAGGAAAGAATTGAGAACGGAAATCAGATCGTAAACTTTAGACCAGAGCCGTTCAGTGATAAAAAAATCATCGGAACATTTGCAGTCGTGCTGTATAAAGATGGCAGCATGATGTATGACACAATGTCTGTATCAGAGATTGAACACACAAGAACGTCATATTCCAAAGCTGCGAATAGTAAAGCATGGAAACAGTCTCCGGGGGAAATGTATAAAAAGACAGTCCTTAGAAGACTTTGCAAGATGATTGATCTTGACTTTGACAACATCAAACAGCAGGAAGCTTTTGACGATGGATCAGACTTTGACCCGAATAAAAACATTATTGACGGAGAGGCAACAGAGGTAACAGACCCATTCCCATCTACACAGGATGATATGAAAGAATCCGAAGAGGACGATATCACACAGTAGTAAAAGGAGAAAGCGGTATGAAGTTAACAAGCGAAAACTATTACAGCCCAGAAGCAAACAGGGAGTATATGTCTGTATCCCAGTTTAAAGACTTTGCTGGAACGTATGGGAAGATTCCATGCGAGTTTGAGGCTTTGGAAAAGTTGAACGGCAGATGGGAAATGGAAAAGACGACTCCGCTTCTAGTAGGCAGTTACGTTGATTCCTACTTTGAGGGAACTTTGGATCAGTTCAAGAAAGAAAATCCAGAGGTTTTTAGAAAAGATGGAGAATTAAAGAGCGACTATAAACATGCTGAAAAGATTATTGAGAGAATTGAGCGAGACGATTATTTTATGAAGTACATGTCCGGGAAAAAACAGGTCATTATGACAGGAGAGCTGTTTGGAACTAAGTGGAAGATAAAGATGGACAGCTATTTGGAAGATATTGCGATCGTTGATCTGAAAATAATGCGAATACTTACCAAACTGAATCGGACACATGATCTTGGAAAAATCCCTTTCGTACAATACTGGGGTTATGACATTCAGGGTGCGATATATCAGGAAATCGTGAGACAGAACACAGGAAAGAAGTTACCCTTCTTTATCGCAGCAGCATCAAAGCAGAAATACCCAGACATTCGAATTATTGGTCTTACACAAATGGAATTAGACGAAGCAATGTACATCGTAGAATCACATATAAAAAGAGTTTTAGACGTGAAATATGGGAGAGAACAGCCAGAGCGTTGTGAATTATGCGATTGTTGCAGACATACGAGAGTTTTAACTGAACCAATTTCTATTAATGATCTTCCATGCAGCATAGAATGAAAGCGGTGGTGTAATGTGGCTTAGTGTACACGAACAGATATTTGGAGCAAAATCGAGGAAATTAGCAAAGAAGCTTAAATGTTCTCAAAACGAAGCGGTTGGACTGGTTATGCGGCTTTGGATGTGGGCAATATCAGACGGAAATGCTCAAAGAAATGGATACCTTGAAGGATGTGACAAGGAAGATATTGCAGAGATATTAAACGTCGGAAATAACAAGAAAATTGATCCTGACGAAGTGGTTAGAATATTGATCGAAGATAACTGGATCGAATGCCGAGAGGATGGACTGTATATACACGACTGGGAAGAATGGCAAGCGAGCTGGTATGATGCAGTTGAAAGAAAGCAGAGAGACAAAGAGCGTAAAAGAAGAAAGAGAGCAGAGAAAAGAGAACAGGAGCTAGAGAAAGAAAAGCAGCAGAAAGCAGAAAAGGAGATCAAGAAAGAGGATACAAAAGAAACCAAGGATATTAAGGAGATCGAGGAAGTCAAAGAAGTTAAGGAGACACCGAAAAATGGAAAAGGGTACAGCAGCACTTTTGAAGATTTCTGGTCTGTATATCCACGGAAGATTGGAAAAGGCGATGCTTACAAGAAGTACAAAGCAAGAATCAAAGACGGATGGAGTCCTGATGAATTAAAAGAAGCTGCACAGAATTATGCAGAGCAGTGCGAGATAGAACACACGGAGAAGCAATACATTAAGTATGGTAAGTCCTTCTTATCGGATAGCACACCATTTACTGATTACTTGGGATCATCGAAGGTATTAGCCGAGGAGAAAGCTGGAACGAAACAACAGCAGATCAAGAGTCAGAAAGATAACGGAATACATAATTTTACCCAGCGAGATTATGACTTTGACGACCTTGAGCAGCAGTTACTAAAGAAACAATTTGAAAGCAGTTAACAGTTAAAAAAGGAGTAAACCATATGGAAGAGAAAGAAATGTTAATCAAAATCTATAACCAGCAAGACAGACTGGATGTAGCACAGATTTTAATTAAAAACGGATACACAGTATCACAGGTTAAGGAGAAACGCACACCAACAGGGAAAGCGGTTGACTATTACTTGAAAGTCAAAGAAGAAGAGGGCAACGCATGTACAACGGCAACAAGATAAGGAGATAGGAAAATGGACAGCGTAAGTTTTACAGTGTTAGGAGAGCCGACAGGAAAGGGCAGACCTAGATTCAATACACAGTCAGGCAGAGCATATACTCCGAAGAAAACAGTAAACTATGAAACATGGGTAAAAATGGAATATTGCAGACAGTGTAACAATCAAAAGTTTCCTGATGATGCAATGATTGAAATGGAGATCACGGCATACTATCAGATCGCTAAGAGTGACAGCAAGAAAAAGAAGCAGATGAAATTAGACAATGTGATCCGACCAACAAAAAAGCCAGATATGGATAACATCGTAAAGATCATAGCCGATCCGCTGAATGGGATTGCATATCATGATGATTCGCAGATCGTTAACTGTTCGATCAAGAAATTCTTTTCAGATCAGCCAAGGGTTGAAGTGAAAATAAAGCAATTAAGCTAGGAAGGAGGGCTAGGCTATGGGATTTAAGCTTTATACAGAAGAATTCAAGCAGAAGGTTGTAGAAGCATATAAGAGTGGTATGAAAATATCAGAGGTTGCAGAAACGTTTGGAGTATCCACCAGTGCGGTAAGCAGCTGGGCAAGTGGAAAGAAAGACAAACGATTAATGTTCACAGCCGAACAGAAAAAAGAATTTGTAAAGTATCGGATACAGCACAATATCCCATATGAAGATATGGCAAAGCGGATAGGAATTGTTACAGATACTTTAAAGAACTGGGAACATGATTACTTCTTTGATGTTATGGAAGAGATCGCAAAAGAAAATCGCAGATTCCAGAAGAAAGAGAGATTCGGGAGAGCGAATTGGACTTATGTAGGAACAGGCGGTTACTTCTCATAACAACGTTAGCCAGACAGCTTAATTTTCTATCCGATGTGATCCTAAGAAACTATTAACAAGAGAGTTATTATCTAAACCAAAAGCAACTTTTAAATATTAAAAATAACAATTTGCAAGAAAGGTAATTGTAAACATATTTTTTCAAAATGTCTTGTGAATTTGCACCAGCTCAAGACGAGGTTATTACAATTATTAAAATTAATTTCACAAACGGAATTACAAAAAAACATACACAGGATCAGATAAATATATTATAGAATCGGGCGAAATAAAGAGAATAAGCGATCAGATAAATATTATTATAGATCGGATAGAAAATTAAGTTGTCTGGGCAGTATTAGGAAGGACAGGCACACACAGTTAATGAGAGAAACAAGGAAATATACAGGAAGGAGCGTGAACAACTATGATGGTAGCAGGCTATGAGCATGAGGGCTTTGTTATTCCGGACGAAGAGTCTAAGGATTATATCTGGAAGAAAGTAAGAGGAAATGAAGAAACAAAAACAGAGCTTCTCGAATATATGTGGGATGTGATCATGGATGATAGAAAAGAGAGAGAAAAGCTGAAAGAGTGGTTCTTTGATGGAGTTTGTCATCTTGTAGAGTGTGACGATCAGGGAAGAGTCAAGGGATACTTTGAGCAGTAAATAGGAGGTATGAGAATGAACGAACAGATTACAGTAAATCTAAATAATTTAACCGAAGAAGAAAGAGAACAGTTCAAAACGCTGGTAGATAAAGGAAGAGGGAAATCAAGTAGAGAAAGTTGTGTCTGGAAACCAAAAAAAGGGGAAGTTTATTATTATATAAATGATTGTAATGTTTCGATTGCAGATTTTTGGAACAATGTTTATGTAGACAAAGATAGATGGAAGATAGGAAATATATTTAAAACTGAAAAGGAAGCGGATTTCGCAAAAGAAAAAGCAAAAGTAAAAAGAGAACTGGAAAGATATGCTTTAGAACATAACGACTCAGAAAAAGAGGCATGGGATGGAAATAATTTTCACTTCGAAATAGCATGTGGGTATCTTTCAAAAGAATGTATCTGTGTATCAACAAATACGGGTCCTTACCGTGGAGAATCTATAACTTATTTTACATCTAAGGAAATCGCGGAGGGTGCAATCAAATCTGTTGGAAAAGACCGAATCTTGAAATATTTGTTCGATGTAGATTGCGAGGAGAAAACAAATGATTAACAGTAATATCTTAAAAACTTGGAACGAAGAAAGAATTAAATATCAGATACGATATGCAAAAAGTTGTGCTGAATATCACAAATACCCTGAGAATTTAGACAACAAAGGACATATGCATGAACAGAGCTGGGTGTTGATCAATGTTTTTGGGTTATCATCCAAACAGGTTGAAGAAGTAGAACGAGAGGGTGGTTTTACGACAGAAGATATACTTAGCCCTGAATTTGAAAGGTGGTGTCGCTTATGAATTTAGAAAGAGAGAAAAAGAATTTCAAGGATCATAAAGCGACGTTTACAGATTTCGGGAACATAAAGATATTAGACTTCCAAAAACCAAATAGTTCATATTATAGAATCAGATTTTTATTTGAAGAGGATTTTTACAGATTGCATATTTCCGGCGATCTTGGAGAATTAATTGCAGCAAATTATTGCAATATGTGCTGGGATAAGTTTGAGGATTTCACAGACAATATCGGGTATTTTGATGGAAAAATAATCTGCCATAATAGACCAATTTTTGCATATGATTATGAAACAGCAAAAGCAGATGTTATGAAACACATAAAAGAATACGATCTTTATGATGAGGTTATAGACGATCAAGACGAGTTTATGTCAGAAGAAGATATAGTCGAAGAATTTTTAGAAGATGTCTTTGATGATTTTACAGAAGAAAGAGGAATCGGACACTATGGATATGAAAAGCTTTCAGAGATTGATCCAGACATTTTTGAAGTTATTGAAGATTTTGGTAAGAGATCGACAGGAATACTTGACTTGTACATGCTGGCTTTCAAATTAGCAAAAGAACAACTGAAAGAGGTGGAATAAGATGAACATTGGAAAAGCGTTTGCAGTATTTCAACAAATAGAGTCTAAAAAATATACAAAAGATGAAAAGTACGAAGCGATACATGATGTAATAAATGCTGCGACAATAAACAGTATCACAAAAAAGCAGGTGTTAAATGTAGTGTCATGGTTGTTCAATAAGCAACAAAAATATAGATGGCATGACTTAAGAAAGAATCCTACTGATCTGCCAGATGTTCCTCATCCTGAAAGAACGTGGTTTGAGGTTGTTCAGGAAGATAACGAAGACTGCATACCACGAGCAACAATGCAGTATGATGACGAATACGGATTCGGATTTTATCAAGAAATTTATGCCGCACGAAGTTTTGGCTATGTAGATACAGAGTTTAAAACAGTAGAAGAGTTAAATCTAGCACCGGTCGTAGCATGGAAAGCAATAGAAGGGTTTGAAAGTGAAACGGAGTGATAAATAATGATAGGAGATATATTAAAGGATACAAGAGCCATATATGGTTATAAAGCAGTTGAAATGAGTAAATTGCTTGGAATCTCACAAAGTTATCTTTCAGAGATTGAGAACAATAAGAAACAGCCACCGTTAGAACTTCTTAAAAAGTATTCTAAAATCTATGGAATGAAGTTATCATCGTTGATCTTAATATCTGAAAATTATGACGATGCAAAAGAGGCTAATAAGAGTGATAAATTTATAAGGAGAATGATGATAAAACTTATTAGAAAGATGACTCCAGAGATCGTTGATGAAAGTGAGGAAGAAAATGAAGATTAATACAAAAACACCAAGTATTAAAACATACACATTAAGTCATTTCAAAATCGGAGATGTTTGTATGGGCGTAAAAAATGAACATTATTACCTTGTGGTTAAATCAGAAAAAGAAAAGAAACAGCTTGTTGATTTAACAGAGAACGAGATTATAAGAGATGCAGGATATATGAGATTTATACCTGCGACAGCAGAACTTAATATCAAGGATGTGGGGTAAAAGAAAAATGCCAAAGGAGTGGGAACGTGATTACAAAGACGCAATTCAAGGACGCATGCAAAAAGGCAGCTATTTATACAATTATGAGCAATCCAGAAAGAATCAGTGATAATTGCATAAACGATGAAGAAGTGGCAGGAATCCTAGTAAGATTTTACAAAAGAATTTATAAAAAAGTATATGGAGAAAGTGAGGAATCAATAGATGTAAATGACATAGATAAAATATACGTTATCGCATTTGAATGTTTATACAAAGATGATGGAATAACGCCAAATTATGTAATATATCAAGAAAATATGTTGTGTTTAACAAGCATAAATGCTTTATATGAAATTTTAAGAAGCAAAATCGAAGATGATTATTGCGAATTAGAAAGAGACATTGACGGTTTATTAAATATGTGGAGTGACGACTAACAAGGTGGAATAAAGGAGGTTACAGAACATGGGAAAGACAATAGAAAAAATAGAGAGTGTAGCAAAGACGTTAAATGGACGACACATGCCGAAACCTTACGAAGTGTACAAACACTTTAAAGGGAACTTATATGTTGTCCTTAATGTTGCTCGCCATACAGAGACAAATGAATTACTTGTAGTATATGCTGCTACAAAAGAAATGCAAAGAATCTATGCAAGACCATTAGAAATGTTTATGAGTGAAGTAGATCACGAAAAATATCCTGATGTAAAGCAAACATACAGGTTTGAAAATATGATGGAGGTTTAATCTATGATCGTAGGATTTTTAAGTGGATTATTCATTGGATCAGTAGCTGGTGCAGCAGTAATGGCATTATGTTATGCAGCAAAAGAAAGGGATGATCTATGAGCAACAGAAAGACGATAACAGAATTTCTAGGAAAGCTGTTATACGAAGAAAAATTATGTGGTATGGGGATGTACTGGGCGAAAGAAGTAGTTGTAGATTACGGATCATCAAAAGCTAAGACAAAAAGAATTGATTTTATGCAGTATATACCAGACGGACAGTGCAGCATATCGTCCCTGGAAAAAGGAATTTTCATTTGCTATGAAGTAAAAAGCTGCAAAGAAGATGTTTACAGCGGAAATGGACTAAATTTCTTGGGAGAGAAAAATTATATAGTAACAACAATGCAGTGTTATGAAGATCTATTGCCAGACATTCAATCTGGAAAGTTGGACAGATACATAAAACAAAATCATCCAGAGTCTTATAATCATTATGGAATCATGGTTGCCATGCCTAGAGGATGTTGGAAAGCTGACAAATCTGATAAGAAAATAACGGATAGAAGCATAACGGATGAATGGCATTTAGTTATTATGAAAAAATGCGGTAAAGCATTAAGGAGAAAAAGCTTAGTAGAATTATTATTTTGTATGCTTAGAGCAAAAGGAGAATGAAAAATGTTTAAAGTCAAGAAGAAATCAACAGAGAAGATATATACAGTATTTGCTGTCCAGAAAGATAAGTTCGAGTGTACGGAATTTCTTATTTACGATGATATATGGGGCTGGGTATGGCGATCTCCGATAGATTATGTACCAGTGGAGGTAGAGAATGATTGAAGTTGATGTAAACTTTGTTAGAAATGCTCTGAATGATCATGAGTCTAATCTGACAGTGATGTTGGACAAAGTAACAGTGCTGGCATTAAAGGAACTCTTAGAATACAGAGAAACAGGCCTAACACCAGACAAAATAAAAGAGATAAAAAGTGAGCTGGATTATTACAAGGACGAATATTGCGATATTCAAGCACGTTATGATGAATTATTACATGAAATGGAGGAATAAACATGGAGAGATTAACAGAATACAGCTGTGGAGTAGCAGTTATCAGAAACAAAAGCCTTATCAATAAGGCAATGTATGATCTTGCACACTATGAAGATACAGAGTTGACACCAGAAGAAGTCGAAGAATTGAAACAGGAGAGTAAGAACGTTCAGGTGGATTATTCATTGCTGGAGTATTATAAAACATTAGGAACACCTAAAGAGTGCAGAGAGGCACGAGAAAAACAGAAGCCACACAAGATTAAGTTCAAACAATGGGAGGATACAAAGTGTGTATGCGGATATGAGTTCTCAAGAGACCTTGGGGATGGATACCATGACATTCCGATTGAAAGAAAAACGAAATACTGCCCTGATTGCGGTCAGAAATTGCAGTGGGATGAATAAATAAAAAGCCGCTTCCTAAGAAACGACTACTGAAAAGAAAATCAATTAACTAAATTATATCATTTAAATATAATCAATGTCAATTTAGGAGGGCGGCATAATGGGAAAAGAAAACATTCTTACACAGAAAGAGAAGGCGATCGTAAAAGAAGCAGTAAAAGCATACAGAGATACCATACTGGATGAAGAAAAAAACGTAGATAAGATTCTTGCGAAAAACATCCGTAAAATGCTTACGAATTACAGAAGGACGAAAGCAAAGTTGGCAGATGAAGCAGTGCTAACGAAAGAGGAAGAAAGAGAGCTTAGATATGAGTGTATAAAAGACCTAATGGGGAATGTCGATCAGCAGCTTATGAAAAGTGAAAGACGGATCATGCGTAATGAAGAAGAAAGACGTATGGAACTGTTTAAGATTAAGCAGTTAGAAAGAGCAGTTGAAATGTACAAAAAAGAGTGCGATGAATCATCCAGTTATGAAGATTTAAGAAGATGCAGAGAAATTTACGGCTTATACATAGATAAGGAGAAGAAATCAGTATCAGAAATTGCAGAAGAAGAGAGAATCAGCGAGAAAACAGTATATAAAGATGTCAGTGTGGCGTGTAAAATTATTGCTGTATATTATTTCTAAAAGCTCCTAAAAATGGGAGTTTAAGTAATCTTAATTGTAATTAGAAATTCGTAAATTTTGGCGGTAGAAAATTGGTAGGTTCTAAATAGAAATCAAACGTGGTAGTATGATATTAGCCTAAAAACCCCAAATACCGTCTTGATTAATTATGGACACGAAAAGGATTGTCAGAAATGATGATCCTTTTTTTGTATGTAAATATTTAGAAAGGATATGAACAAAATGACACAAGCAGTTAACAATAATATTGAAATTACGATGCGTAAGATCGAGGAATTAACGCCTTACGAGAATAATCCAAGGAACAACGACATGGCTGTGGATGCAGTCGCAGAATCAATCAAGCAGTTTGGTTTTAAAAATCCAGTCATCATTGACAAAGATGGCGTGATCGTAGCTGGGCATACTCGATATAAGGCAGCAAAGAAGCTTGGAATTACTGATATACCATGTATCAGTGCAAATGATTTATCAGACGAGCAGATCAAAGCATTCAGACTGGCAGACAACAAGACTGCAGAGCTGGCAGAATGGGACGAAGATTTACTTGGTAAGGAAATGTCGGGAATCATTAACATTGATATGAGTCAGTTCGGATTTTCAGTTGGAGAGGATGAACTGGGAGAGGAAGTTCAGGACGATAAGTATACATTAAAGGTAAATATACCACAGTACGAGATCACAGGGGACTGTCCAGAATTATCCGATATGTTAGATAGTTCTAAAGCCGATGAATTGATAGAGGAAATCAACAGCACGGAGAATATACCAAGTGATGTAAAAGAGTTCCTTATTCAGGCTGCTAGAAGACACAACGTATTCAATTATAGGAATATCGCAGAATATTATGCACACGCAGAGCCGGAAGTGCAGAAGTTATTTGAAAAGTCGGCACTCGTAATAATTGATGTGAACAATGCGATTGCAAATGGATATGTGCAGTTAACGAGTGATATTGCAGATATTATGGAGGGCGAGGTCGATGCGGAATGATTTTGCTATATTTATAACAACCCATGAAAGACCGAATGATCAGAGAACTCTAGATTGGTTTTTGAAAAGTGGATATACAGGGAAGTATTATCTTGTTATCGACAATATGGATAAATGCCAAACTGAATATCTGGACAAATATGGTACAGAAAATGTACTTGTTCTTGACGATGATATAAGCCTATTCGCAGCGAGAATGCCGAAGAATGGGAAAATGTCACGATATACGAAAGTAAAAGCAAATGATTTCGTAGAAGCGTATGTTAAATTTTTGTTTCAGGGAGGATTTGCAAGCATCAATCCGGGAACGCAGAATTTGTATATGGGCGGAGAGGAAACAATAGAAAATTTTCCGAGAAAAGGAAGTAACGCATTTTTCCGTAATGTTGAAATACCCATAAAATGGATTTCGGCTATGAACGAAGATATCATAACGTGTATTGAGTATAACAAAAAAGGTATAAAGATGTGTACAGCTGTACCTATTTGCTGTGAGACTCCCAAAGCTGGCACAGGTAAAGCAGACGGAGGAATGAAAGAAATATACAAAAATATGACTGATTATGAGAGAGCGTTCTATGCTGTTATCGCTGACCCAGCCCGATGTTATGTAAAAATGAATAGAACTAAAGATGGTCACCAATTAAGAATTGCTAGAAACTGGAGTGGGGGAGATCCATGCATATTAAATGAAAGGTGGCGAAAGAAACGAGATGAGAAATGATTTCGCAGTATTCATACTGACACATGGGCGAGCTGATAATGTTGTGACTGTTCCAGCAATCAAAAAAGCTGGATATACCGGTAAGATATATTTCATCATAGACGATGAGGACGATCAGGCAGAAGAGTATAAAAAGAACTTTGGAGCAGATCAAGTAATCGTATTCAATAAACAGGAAGCATATGATATGGCAGACACGATGGACAATTTCAATGATCACAGGGCGATCATCTATGCACGTAATGAGTGCTGGAGAATTGCAGAGAGGCTAGGACTTAAATACTTCTTAATGCTGGACGATGATTACCAAAGCATTGACTACCGATACGAGGAAGATGGAAAGCTGAAATACAAGCCGTCGCATGACTTTGACAGAGTGTTTGAAGATATGATTCAGTTCTTGGAGGTATCAGGAGCGGATACAGTGGCATTTTGCCAGGGAGGGGATTTCGTTGGAGGAGTAGACGGAGGATAATTCCATAAAGGATTATTGCGAAAGGCAATGAACAGTTTCTTTTGTAAGACAGATACGCCGATAGAGTACAGAGGAACTATGAACGAAGATGTTGTGACATATACGACATTGAGTAGTAGGGGACATCTGTTCTTTTCAAATACACAATATTGTGTTGTGCAGTTACCGACACAGAGCTTGTCTGGAGGTATGACGGATGCGTATAAAGAAGGTGGAACGTACCTGAAAACATTTTATGCGATCATGAGCATGCCTAGTGCGGTAAAAGTCAGTATGATGTACACACAGCATAAAAGAATACACCACAGGATAAACTGGGAACGCACAGCCCCAAAAATCCTGAACGAGAAGTGGAGGAAAGAGAGAAAGGAGGAAACCTAGAAAAGATGAACAGAAATATAACTGGCGATAAGATGTTAAGTCACATAGACAGGATCGTTGGAGAGAAGAAACCTATAACAGCAGATATATTCCTGACAAATTACTGTAATAATAAATGTCCATATTGCACATACGGACGTTGGGAGCTGGATACAGACGTTCAATCAATGAAGTATGAGGAATTTATCACATATGCAAAAAAACTGGTAGCTATGGGCGTACAGGGATTCATACTGACAGGTGGAGGAGAGCCGACCATCAATCCAGACTTTGAAAAGATCGCTGAATGGTTAACAGAGAACAATATCCAGTGGGGGATCAATACAAACTTCAATAAGCTGGTTAAAGTAAAGCCAAATTATTTAAAAGTATCCTTAGATGCATACAGTAATGAGAGTTACAAGAAGTTGCGAGGAGTGGAAGCATATGAAAAGGTAAGAGAGAACATAAAGGCATATGCAGCATGGAAGAAAGAGAACAGCCCCGATACGTCGCTTGGAATACAGCAGCTTGTAAAAGATCCAGAAGATGCAAAGAGGTTTTATGAAGCAAATAAAGATCTGGATGTTGATTACATAGTTTTTAGACCAGTGGAAAGTACAGGCGGAAGCTATTACAAGGATGAGAAGAGGCAGAGAGAGGCAGAAGAGATAAGAAAAGTCGTATCAGATATGGCAAGGGAAGATGAAAGAGTAACACTCAATTTTAAATGGGGGTTGCTCGACAGGCAGGAGAAGAGATGCACCGCAAGCTGGGCACAGATAGCCCTGAATGAAAAAGGCGAGGTCATGTACTGTTGTCATAAGCCGTATCAGATTATAGGTCATATACTGGATGAAGATATTCTGACAAAGAAAATGGAGGCAGTAACGGATATGTCGATGTGTGATATACCTTGTAGAATGACAGCCCCAAATCTGGAGGTCGAAAAGATGGAACAGGCGAGAAAAGATGCCTGTTTTATTTAGTTTTATCTAAGTTAATAACGAAGCGAGGTGGTGGCATTGGCTAATGACGAAAATCTGATACCTATGAACCGCCGAACAAAGAGCGAACGAAGAGAAATTGCTTCAAAAGGTGGAAAAGCATCTGGAGAAGCAAGAAGAAAAAAAAGGGATATGAGACAAGCAGCAGAGATGTTGTTAAATATGCCGGTGTCGAATAAGCAATCAACCATGAAAGCAACGCTGACAGCCTTAGGAATTAACGAAGAGGACATGGACTATAGCATGGGTGTTTTGGCTGCAATGCTGGTACAGGCTGCAAATGGGAATGTAAAAGCTGCAACGTTTCTAAGAGATACAGCTGGACAGAACCCAGCACAGCAGAGAGACGAGGAGATCACAGAAGATACAACACAGGTAGAAATCTACTTGCCGGAGAAGGAGGACGATGATGAGTAAAACTAAGATCATACGACCGCAGAAAGGCCCGCAAGAAAGATTCCTTTCTACAACAGCTGATATTGCTATTTATGGTGGTGCTGCTGGTGGTGGTAAGTCCTACGGATTACTGATTGAGCCTCTAAGATATAAGGACAACAAAAGGTTTGGTGCTGTAATATTCCGACATGAGTACAAGCAGATATTTAACCAAGGAGGTCTGTGGGATACGAGCAACGATGTATATGGAGACATACATGGAGCACAAGGAAGATATAGTGCTGGTATGTGGAGATTTAAAGACGGAATGACAATAGCATTTGACTATATCAACAGAGACGATGATCTACAGAAGTGGCAAGGATCACAGATCACGATGATCGGCTTTGACGAGCTTACTCATTTCTCTGAAAAACAGTTCTTTTATATGTTGTCCAGAAACCGTAGTATCTGCGGAGTAAAGCCATATGTGCGAGCAACATGTAACCCCGATGCTGATTCATGGGTTGCGGATTTCATATCATGGTGGATAGATCAGGACACAGGTTATCCGATCAAGGACCGATCAGGCAAAAAGAGATGGTTTGTTCGTATTGACGAGCATGTTATATGGGCAGCTACAAGAACAGAAGCAGTGCAGATTGCCCTTGATGCTAATATAGACAGGGAAGAGGCAGAAACAATGCCGAAATCAGTTACATTTATTATGTCCACTTTGGATGATAATAAAATCTTGATGAAAGAGAACCCCGGTTACAAAGCAAACTTATTAGCGTTGACGGAAGTTGAGAGAGAAAGGCTCCTCCGTGGTAACTGGAAGATCAAGGCTGCCGCAGGCTTGATGTATAAGCGAGTAAAGGTAAACATGCTTGAAGAGATACCAAACGACGTTATTAAGTGGGCTAGAGGCTGGGACCTTGCAGCTACATCCGAAGATGAGAAGGGCGATCCGGCATATACAGCTGGTGTCCTTATCGGGAAAAGGAAGAACGGGCGATATATTGTTGCTGATGTGATCAATAAGAGACTTAGTTCGGCTGGTGTGCGTGAGATAATAAAACAGACGTGCATCACAGATAAGTCAGGACATAAACGAGTATCGACAAGACTTCCACAGGACCCAGGACAGGCTGGTAAAGATCAGGCACAGAGCTTTTTAAAACTTTTAGCTGGGTTCAGCGTTAAATGTATTCCTGAATCTGGGGATAAGGTTACAAGAGCAGCACCGTTCTCTGCACAGTGGTTAGGCCTTGAAGGAATGGACAAGGGCAACGTTGATGTGCTGATAGCCCCATGGAACGAGATGTATTTCAATCAGCTTGAAGCATTTCCTGAATCGAAATTCAAAGATATGGTAGATGCAACGAGTTCGGCGTTTGCGGAATTAGAATCAGGTAATACGATCACAGCACCAAGTAGTTTACCTGATACACGAGATAGTTACTGGACATAGGACAGGAAGGAGGAACAACATTGTATGATGAAATAGGTCGCATCGGTCAAAACCGGTGGGGCGGTAGCTTTTACGAAGAATTTCTTCCAGAGTTGAGAGGTCAACGAGGAGTAAAAGTATATACGGAAATGGAGTCTAACGATGATGTAATCGGTGCGATTATATTTGCATTAGATACATTGCTTAGACAAGCACAGTTTTCCGTAGAGCCACAGGGAAACGATCAAAAGGACATAGAGGCAGCAGAGTTTGTTGAATCTTGCATGAATGATATGCAGAACACATGGACTGATACAGTCTCTGAAATCCTATCATTCCTTACATACGGCTGGTCGTATCATGAGATCGTATATAAGAGGAGATCAGGGCGAACAGGAAACCTTAAGACGAATAGTAAATATGATGATGGTTTAATCGGGTGGAGAAAACTTCCTATCCGATCACAGGATTCTCTATACCAATGGGAGTACGACGATGAAGATAACCTTATTGGAATGACCCAGATGCCACCGCCAAATTTTGGACTTTATACGATTCCACTGGAAAAGGCAATCCATTTCAGGACCAGATCCAGAAAAGGAAATCCAGAAGGGCGAAGTATTCTTAGAAATGCTTATCGTTCTTGGTACTTCAAGAAAGGCATTCAGGAGTTTGAAGGAATCGGGATTGAACGAGACCTCGCCGGTATACCGATGGTTACACCGCCGGAAGGTGTTGACCTGTACAATCCAGATGATCAGGAAGGATCAAGAATGTTGGCATGGGCAAATAGTTTGGTAAGAAACATCCGACAAGACAAGAGTGCTGGTATTGTGTTACCACCGGGATTCAAGTTTGAGCTTGTTTCCACAGGTGGAAGCAGACAAATTGATACGAACGAGATCATAAAGCGTTATGATAGCCGCATAGCAATGACAACGCTTGCGGATTTTATTCTGTTGGGGCATGAACACACTGGATCATTTGCATTGTCTGATGATAAGACAGAGCTATTTGCTGTAGCGATTGGATCATACCTTGACATTATCTGTGAAGCGTTTAATAACCAAGCGATCCCAAGATTGATTGATCTAAACGGAGAACATTTCAAGGGGATCACAGACTACCCGAAGATGGTTCACGGAGATATTGAAAAGATCGACATGAACAAATTAGCACAGTATATCCAGACGATGGTTGGCACTGGTGTATTGATCCCTGACGATGAACTGGAAACATATGTTCGAGAGGCTGGTAATTTGCCACCAAAGGTAGCTAACGATGAAAGATTCATTGATCCTGACAGAGAAGATCAGCAGACAAACGATCTTGGATCACAGGGAAATAATGTACACCCGGAGAACAATCAGGACGTTGCCGAAGATGATGGAAAGGTACAGGAAGCCAAGAAACGATTAGGAAGGAGCTGATTATATGTTCCTATTCCGAAAGGTTAAGAAGCGTGGATCGATGAAGCCAAATGATGTGAAAGAAGCATTAGAGAGGTTTCTTAATAGCAGCAGTCCAGAATTAACACGCTTGCTGGTCAGGTATTGGAAGGATCAGCAGACGGTTTTTACATTTAAAGAGATCAGAGAAGCTATTCAGGCTGGTGTGATCTCCAAGAAATCTGTAGAAGAATGGCAACAGGATTATTCAAAACTGGTTCATGATAAGATTGCACCAGAGATGGTTAAAGCAATGAAAGCTGGTGCTAAAAATCAAAACCAGCACAAAGGAATAGACATTGGATATAAATTTGATGCAGATCATTGGGCGGTATCTGATTGGTTGGAAAAGCACACAGCTGAGCTTGTAACGAATTGTACAAGAGTACAGAAAGATGCAATTCAGTCAATGATCGATATCGGAATAAGAAAACATATGGGAACAGATGAGCTTGCAAGGTTTATCCGTCCTTGTATTGGTTTAACGAAGCCACAGACACAAGCGGCTATGAAATACTATGAGAATATCAAGGAAGAGCTTACTAAGAAACATCCTAGGACAAGTCCAGAGAAGATCGAGAAAATGGCGAGAGATAAGCAAATGAAGTATGCAGAGAAAAGGCTAAGAGAAAGAGCCGTCACGATCGCACAGACCGAAAGAGCGTTTGCATATGAGTATGGCAGATATCAGCATATAAAGAATCTTGTCGATCAAGGCATATTGCCACCACAGGATAAAAAATGGTCTGCCACGGGAAGTGAGAATACATGCAGCACATGTAGAGAACTGAACGGCAAAGTTGTTGGAATGGACGAAGAATTCACTCCAGGAAAGTTGCTTCCGCCACTGCATCCGAGGTGTAAATGCTGTGTTATGTATGTCAATTCAAAATCTATGGCTGCAGCGTATGAAACAGAAGAAGATGAACTGCGAGAGTACAGCACAGAGGAAATAGAGACTCTTGCTAATAAAATGTCAGAGATTGCAGACAAACATCTTGATCTTGAAAGCTCATGGAGTGGAAAGGTCGTAGTTGATGATGATTCTGGTGTTTATGGTATCCAGTGGAACGGAGATATTATAACCAGACATGAAACAGCCCCACATATTTTGTTACATGAACAGTTACACGCTAGATCAGTTACAAAATATGATCGTAAAATGTATAAACAGTATGAGAACATGGAAGAGGGTTCGGTACAGTTTGCAGCACAGGAGATTAGCAAGAAAGAGAATATACAAATTCTTGAATCACAGTACGATCATATGACAGAAGCTTTAAGAAATATAAATAAAGTTGCTGGGTTATTTAAAAATGATTATGATTTTGCAATGAAGCTTATTTCTGTTCTGTTACCAGATAGGTATGACTGGCTGAATAATATGATCTATGATAAAATGATGTTATCAGGAAATATTGAAGATTATCAGAAGGTATCGCACTGGATGGAGGCTTTAGAAAATGGAAAAACATCTTGAATTAAAAGAAAGATTCGATCAGCTAATGAAACAAGATATGGATGTATCAGAACACGAACAAGAATGGTTTGAATTACTGGACGATATGCATGAATGGTTAAAGGATAAGACAATTCCGAGAAATATTCGTAGGCAGTTTGAACCTTTAGGGATGTTAGAAGTAACTATGAAAATCTGTGACGGAATCCATTATGCAAATGGAACTGGACGATATGCAAAGAAAGAAGAATAATGAAGTATAAAGCAATCGAGCAAATAGTTGATGCGGTGCAGATCACACCCGATATTGATATGATCGCCCCTGACTGGTTTGCTAAGAAAATGAATACCGAAGAAATTATGATAGATCGTGCACAGCGTGACGGAGCAATCTCCGTTATTAGATGTACGATCTATTTTAATGCACGGAGATATAAAGGCAGCAGACTTGTTGCAAGAATAGGAGACTATGTTGTAAAAGATTCAGTCGGTCGATTAAATGTAGTTCGTAAGAATGACTTTGATCGGCTGTATAAGAAGGAGGAAGCATGAGATATTTTAACGATTATATACGATCCCCAGCACAGACACAGGACAGTATACGAAAGTCCTTGAATCGAGTAGATATTACTAAGAAGGACGAAGAAAAGCAGTACGTCTTTGGATGGGCTAAGATTGCAGTCGATGAGAACGGAAAACAGCTGGTTGACCGCCAGAACGATTTAATTGATCCGGAAGAACTAGAACAGACAGCATATACCTATGTAGAGTTCTATCGTGAAGCCGGAGAGATGCACGAGCGAGGCGGTGCAGGCGTTTTAATCGAGAGTATTATATTCACTAAGGAAAAGATGAAAACTCTCGGTATAGAGGAAGGTACGTTGCCTGAAGGCTGGTGGGTCGGTTTCCACATCACAGACGATGAGGTCTGGGCAAAGATTAAGGACGGAACTTATACGATGTTCAGTATTGAGGGCAAAGCGAAACGTATTGAAGTCGAGGAGGAAGAATGATGGACAAATATATCGGTGCAAAATTGATTCAGGCAGAACCAGAAAGAAATCCGATCACAAAGGAAATCACAGGATACAAGGTTGTATACCCAGATGGGTACGAATCATGGTCTCCGAAAGATGTTTTTGAGAAAGCATATATGAAAGTGAATGATAATAAAAATCTTCCATCTGGAGTAAGTATCGGACCAGAAATGGTCGATGATTTTATTGCATCTACGGAGACAATCACGATGGGAGAGACAACAACAGTTGTTCGTTGTGTGCTTCGAAATGGTTTTGATATCGTGGAATCATCTTCGTGTGTTGATCCAAAGAATTACGATGAAAAGATCGGCAAAGATATTTGCATGGGAAGTATCAAAAACAAGATCTGGGAACTGTTAGGATTTTTGCTGCAACAGGCATGGCAAGGAATTAACTAGGAGATGATCTCATTCTTAAGATTAAGAAATCACACCGACAGGATGAATGGATCGTATACAACCCTGATTGCTTTGAATTGCACCATACGCACTGTAGGAATAAAAGAGTTGCGATCGCAATCAAGAAGAATGTGGAACGTAGAAGAGTTCCGACATCCAGAAATCTAAGAACTTTGGAAAGTCACATAAGACTGACAGGGAATAAGAACTATAAAAGAAAGATTCAGAATATCATTGAGGAAGTGAAAACCGAAAAGGAAGGTGGTAAACAATGGACTTAAACCCAAAAGACATTTATTGCATGGCAAGGATCATTCAGAGTTCTGTATTTGCAAAAGGACAGATATTCTATGGGTGTCAGTATTGTAAATACTGGAATGATGGTTGCGAAGAATATGTAAATTCTAAAGCAAAGAGTGGAGAATTTCACTACGATGTAATTATGAAAAAGCTCCAGCAGATCACAGGATTAGATATGGGTCTAAATGCAAGTAATCTGCCAGAGAAATTTCAACGTGATTTTACCAGCCAATCAACTGTGGAATCGTCCTGTAAATAGGACATTGTTCAGTTTGGCAGTTGTTAGAATGTGAACATTTATAGTTTACAAGCTTTCCTTGATTAGGATTACCGCCACACTGATAAATTCTTTGATAAACAGCGTAATAATCACATTGATCGTTTGCAGAACTGCAATACTTAATGTATTGAATTTGTTTAAATTCATTCATAAGAATATACCTCCTTCCTTTGATTACTTAGGCTATGCCTTGTATGTAGATTATAAGAAAGGCATGAGAAAATGACAAGGAAGTGAAATCTGAAATGAGAAACTGAAATTTATTCTAAAATTAAGTGAAATCTGAAATGAAAATAGACCATTTTGTAAAAAATGCAAATTGGTCTATTTTTTGTATCAAAAATGCAATTTTCGTGTTCAAAACTCGAAAAAGTGTCGTTAGAAAGGAGGAAACATGAAAACAAAAGGAAAGACAAAGCTGGAAGATCTGGAAGTAAAAAAGATCGATGCAGTAGATATCGGAGCAGATCAGAAAGCAAATATCCTGATTAAAAAGAGAGGAGGTACAGAAGAGCCGAAGGGAAACTTTTTCAAGAGATTCTTTAATGCGTTTTGTGACAGCTTAGGAGTAAATTCAGAAGATGTCAGAAAGTCCATGGAAGATGAAGCAACATCCTTTGATGATGTAATGAACGAAAAAAAGATCTATGACGTAAGGGATCAGATCTGGAATGCTTGTAACTCTCTGGAACAGTCGATCGTGTCAATCTTACTCGATAAAGAGTGTGAGGATAAACAGGCAGCAATCGCACAGAGCATTGATCAGTTTAAGGCATTTTCGGATGATGCATCCAAGTCTTGGATCAAATTAGAACGTGCAGCAACAGACAAAGAAGATACTGTTGTTGCGGATGATTTTGAGATCGCAAAAATGCAAGAGGTAATTGAGAAATCTTGCGATCCTGAAACTATTAACAAAGAAAAAAAAGAAAAGGAGAATGAAATGGCATTTGATATTTCAAATATGACAGAGGAAGAAAAGAAAGAAGCATTAAAAGCATTACAGGATGATGCAAATGCAAAAAAAGAGGATACTGCAAAAAGAGCTGATATTGATGGACAGGTTCAGGAAGCAGTGAATAAAGCAATGGAAGGTGTTACAAAGAACTTCACTTCTATGATGAAGAAGATCATGGAACCAATCCAGAAGAGAGCAGAAGAAGCAGAACAGAAGTCTTTAGAAGAAGTTGCTAAGAAGTATGAACTCTTAGGAACAAAAGCAGAGGACTTAGTGCCAGTTCTGAAATCCATGAAAGCAACATCCGATGAAGCGTATAACAACTTCATTGCATCAATGGATAACAATCTTGCAGTAATTCAGAAATCAGGTCTGTTTGAGGAAATCGGTAAGTCTGGTGGAGCACACACAGGAAACAACGATACAGAAGGTGCTGCAAAGATGAATGCAAAGGTAGCAGAGATCAAGAAATCTATGCCGAACTTAACGGATGCACAGGCACAGGATATCGTCATGCAGAATGATCCTGAATTAAGAGCAATGTTCGACAAATAAGAAAGGAGGTACAGAGAAGATGGCAAACAGAACATATGAATACAATCCGATCAATGCTAGCCCAGTGATCGTTGCTACAGCTGGAGAAAATCTTAAAACAGCTGCAGCAGTCTTATTAACAAAAGATGGAGCAAAACTTCCTGAAGCTGGAAAGAAAGCAACAGGAATTGTGATCCTTGAAAATGAGACAGTAGCCAAAGGCGATGATATTACTGTTCAGATCAGAAATCAGGGCATGTGGACCGCTGGTGCAGCGTTTGATTCTGGAGATTTCCTTGCTGTAGATGCAGAGGGATTTTGTCAGAAGGCAACCACAGGGCAGTACATTTTAGCTATGGCACTTGCACCGGCAACAGCAAAAGGAGATACCGTAAGAGTTGCGATTATCCATGCTGGATATGAAGCGTAAATAAAGGAGGAATAGAATAAATGAGCACAGGACATAATAACGCAGCAGCAATCGCAGTTGATATTGCGAAGGGATGGAAACCTAACTATTACTTAACAAATATGGCAATGTCATATTTTCAGGCACCTGGAATGAACGTTGCACCAAGTATCTTTCCGATTCTTCCAGTGCAGGCAAGTACAGGAAATTACTATATTTTCAACAAGGAAGAGATTGCAAAAGATCAGGTAAGAAGAAAGCCTAAGTTCGGCAAAGTAGAACCAGCTGTATTCTCTCATTCAGATGGTACTTACAAATGCGAGGTAGATCAGGTTATCGTTGGAGTAGATAATATCACATCTCTTGATTACCAGAGAACAGGAGCACCAGCGACGATTGATCCAAGACGTGCAAAGGTAAGACAGATTTCAGAGCAGATGAATTTGCATCTTGATATGATCTTTGCAAACAAGTTTTTCAATGTTGATGCCTGGGGAAATGTTAAGACAGGAGAAACAACAGCTTCAACATCTAAGCAGTTCGTACGTTTTGATGATGCTAACGCTGATATCGTAGGTGCGTTTGACGATATGAAACAGGAAATGCTTTTAAACGGACGTAGATTACCAAACAAATTATGCTTAGGATATAAGACATTTAAAGCGATCAAGAATCATCCACAGTTCTTAGATCGAGTTGTTGGTTCAGGATCAACACCAAACCCAGCACTTGTAGACGAACAGGTAATTGCAGCGATCCTTGGATTTGAAGAGGTTAAAGTATTATATTCAACATATAATGCAGCAGAGATCGGTCAGAAAGCCGATATGAAGTTTGTTTTTGACGACAGCAGTGCATTAATGACTTATGCACCAAAAGAGGTATCTCTGGAAGAACCATCTGCCGGTTATATCTATACATGGGATATGTTAGGCAACGGACAGTGGATGGCTACATCACAGTATGACGGAGAAGGTGGAACACATACAGAGTTCATCGAAGGACTTATGGCAACTGATATGAAGAAAACTTCCGATGATCTCGCAACATTCTTAACAGGATGTGTAGCTGAGTAGGAGGTGCCTAGTATGAATTATGTTGCATTAAAGCCAGTTAATTTTGGCGGCAGGCAGTATAAGGCCGGAGAGAATATTCCAGAGGGTGTCGTAGATGAACGACGCTCTCTCTTTTTAAAGAAGTCTGGACACATTGCAGAAGTAGCGAGCGTAAATGGAGCGTATGCAGAGGATTTGAATGTTAACCCTAACACTTTATCAATTCCTTTATTACAATCTAAGCACGAGCTTGCAGTGAACGCACAGCAGTTATTACAGTTCTTTGCCACAATTCAGAAAACAATGGAAGAGGCAAAAATTGAGATTGCGACCATGACAGAGGAAGATGCACCGGTCTTACAGCTGTTACATGAGATTGATTCGAGAAAAGGAATAAAGGCAGCAGTTGAAACAAGACTTGCCGATCTTTCTGTAGATTCCGATATTAATCCGGAAGAAACCGAAGAACCAGAAGAACAGCCGGAAGGTGGCGAGGAGAATGACGTATAACTATTTTCCAGAAGATATCAATTCCGATGATGTTATGAAAATGCGGTTTGAATTGGCGGATACTGATGTATCCAAAGATGAAATGTCAGCTGCACTTTCCGATGAAGAGATCACAGCTGTATTAGAGCAGTATCCAGATAATTTCAAAATGGCAAAATTGAAATTGCTAGAACACATGATGTTCAAATACGGACAGGACGTAGACAACAGTGTTGGTCCTGTCTCTTTTAATTTTGGGAACCGTATGAATTTTTGGAAACAGCTTTATGATGATCTGAAAAAGGAAATTGCATCTTCAAGCGTTGGAATCAAGCCGTATGAGAATGAAAAACGAAAGTATTTCTATGTTGGCATGATGAATCATCCGGGAGGTGGACGATTTTGAAAATGGTATCCTTTGGCAGACCTTATCAGTACATGAAGTCTTTTCGTGTTTACTGGCAGGATACAGAAGTCATGGACGATGGCATGGTTGTAAAGGGAAATGAAAAAGAAGCTTCAGATGCGATCATAGACGGCATATTAGCCGAAGCAGATATGAAAACAATGGAAATCTGGAGACAAAACCAGTCCCCGATTAGCCATACGATTGTTTCTTATCATCCAGCAGTCAAGATAAGTAAGAATGACGTGTTATTGCTTGGGGATGATCCTTGCCACGATCGTAAGTTTATTGTGAAAGGAACAAAAGACCCAGCTGGAACAGGGCAGTTTTCAATTTACTATGTGCTAGAAAGGAATGATACAAAATGAATATAAAAGCAATTTTTGATGCTATTATAAGAAAATTAAATTTCGGTATAAAACGTGAAATGGCAAGAAAAGGGGCAGAAGCCACGAATGTATTGAGAAATGTAGAAATTGAAGTATTATCTAAACCGGGATCAGGAAAAAAGTACAAAGCGTTACCTAATAGATCCTCTTCCCCAGGAGAGACACCAGCACCACAGTCTGGTAATTTACGTCAAGATTGGAACGATGAAACCTTGATTGAAGGGAACAGAGTTACAAGTCGCTTGAAAAGTAATGCTAAATATGCTGGATGGCTGGAGGATGGCACAAAAAAGATGGCTAAACGACCCTTTGTCAATCCAATTAAGAAGAAAGCAGAGCCGGAGGTTGTCAAAATCTTCGGTTCCGATTTTGAGGTAACGTTGTGAAACAAATAATTTTCAAGTATTTAAAGGAACTGGGCATTGAGGGCTTAGCTTCATTTAAAAATGCACCAGCAATCTTTTTAGATCAGGCACCCGATGATTCCGATTCAAGATGGGATGGCTCACAATATGGGCGTATCATTTATGGATTGAATCTGAAAGATGATTCCGAACGTAAGGTTTCTGGAACAATGGAGATTGCAATAGCGTATCTGTTTAATAATAAAGGCTATAAAAACTTGCTTGAAGCAAAGAAAATCTTGAAAAAGGCGTTTGAAGGAGTTTTTTTAACCGATGCAGATACAACGATTTCTCTTGTATGGAGAAAATCCGAATCGTTTCAAGAGGCGATTGAAGGGCAAGCGGACGTAGAGGTGTGCGGATCAATTTTGACGTTTGATGCATACGCATTTCCAAAACATTCGTATCTTCCGTTGGATGCAGTCGGTTCTTTGGCAAAGCACATTGACGAACACTGGGATGTGACAGTAATTAATCACACGGAACTTGACGAAATCTGGAAACCAGATGATGAAGAGGTTGTCGTTTATACGAGACTGGATTCTATGCAGCCTGGAACGTTCCCATCGACATATGCTTGTACATGGTTTACAAACAATATCAAAGTTCATGTGATCTCTGGATCAGATGTGAACGCAGATCAGTTTATCATGAATTTGCTTCAAAATTTACAGGAAAGGGAGCGGTTTGTCATGGACGATGGATCGCCGTTTTTTGTAAATCAATTAGCATACAGCACAAAGCTTGATTCTTTAAGAGATGGACAGGTAAGCGTGAGAGGACAGTACGGAAAGCTTCGAGAAATGGACGAGGAATCAGAAGAAATAAAAGGAATTACAATAAATTAGGAGGTAACAATGGCAGAAAAGAAAGAAAATACAAAAGCAATGCCGGAAGTTGTTTACACTGTGGAAGAGTATGCAGAAAATCCACAGGTATTAGGAGTATCCGAAGATATTATCCGAACAGCATTTGCGAAAGCTGGTATTAGAGAAGCAACACAGAGTACAGCAAAGAAACTTGTAGATACATTTAGAAAGAAGGAGGTGTAGAGACTTGTCTGGATTATTTTTAAAAGGCGAGAAGAAGGAAAGAGCAGGCGTTTACCGCAGGCATGAGCAGATCACAAATAATGGTGTAGCATCCGCAATGAATGGAGTTTTTTGTATTCCAGTTCATGCAGACTTTGGGCCGGTTGGAGAAGTTCAGAAGATCACATCTAAAACCGATCTGTATTCTTTATATATGGAGAGCGGAACAATTGATGCAGCAGCAGCCTTATTTAGTGCTGGAGCAAACACTGTATATTTATACCGTCTTGGAACTGGCGGAAAAGAGGGAAGCGTATCTTTACAGACAACAACTTCCACAAATGCAGTCACATTAAAAACAAAGTATCCTACAGCCTTAAAGTTTTCTGTAACCTTAAAGCAGAAGTTAGGAGATGCAACAACAAAAGAGCTTTCTGTTTATAACGGAGCAACACTGGTTGAGAAAGTAAGCTTTGTCGCTGGTACTGGTGTAAATGAAGCCGCAAACCTTGTGGAAGCAATGAAAGACAGTAAGTATTTATACGCTGAACTTGCTTCTGGGGAATCTGGAATTATGCAGACAGTTACACAGCAGGCGTTAACTGATGGAGCAGCCCCAAACGTTACAACAGAAGATTACAGCAATGCTTTTAATGCATTTGAAGCATACGCATGGAACGTTATGATTCTTGATACTGTTGAGGAAGATGTTAAGACATTAGCGAAAACGTATATGGATCGTATTCATTCAAACGGAGCGTTAGGTATCTGTGTGCTTGGAGAAACAGCTGGAAAGTCACTTGCAACCCGACTGGCAAATGCTAAGGCTTATAATGCACCATATTTCATTTACTGCGGTAGTGGTTATTATAATACCGCCGGAGAAAGAGTAGAGGGATATCTTGCAGCGGCAGTGCAGGGTGGTGTGATTGGTTGTAAAGATTCCAGTACATCAATCGTGCATGTGGAGATTCCTGATGCAGAATCATGCATTGAACAGCTTACAAATGAACAGTATGTGAGTGCGATTAAATCAGGATTGCTTCTGTTATCCGAAGGACAGGAAGGACAGGTCTGGTTCGATTCTGGGGTTAATACTTACACAGTGTTAAATGAGGACGACGATGAGGGCTGGAAAAAGATTAAACGAACAGCAATTCGTTATGAGGCTTTTGATCGTATTAACCGAACATTAGAACCACTGATTGGAAAGATCAGCAATACATCTGATGGCGTTGATAACGTAATTCAGGAAGCAAAAAAAGTACTGGCTGAAATGAACAGAGAAGGAAAAATCTTAGATACTTATGAGTTCTTCGAGGATACGGATAATACACATGCAGCAGATTATGCATACTTCATTATTCGTATTGATGATGTAGACAGTATGGAAAAGATCTACTTAACTTATCAGTTCCAGTATATTTCACAGTAGGAGGTTATTATAAATGAGCGGAAAAGGTTTTGATACTAGAAAGTTAATGACTGGAAAAGATGGCAAATTATTTGTCACAGTTGATGGCACATCTGTATGGTTTGCCTCCGTAGAAGAGTTTGCCGTTGGAGTAAACTTTTCAAACGTAGACTTCCATCCGGCAGGAGATATTCAGACTTATGGTGTCCCAGACAGTGTTAAATTTACAGCATCATTTACGGAAGCTGTAGTAAGAGACGATCTTACAATCCAGCCTATGTTGGATTCAATCAAAAATGGGAAAGTTCCTACATTCAGCCTTCAAGCTGGTGTAACAGAGCCACTTGCTGGCGGAGAAAGCAAATATTTGTTAGATGAGTGTATCCCTGATGGAGATACAAACATTCTGGAGGTAAAACCGGGAGAGATCATCAAAAGGCAGTGTCAGTTTATTGTAAACAGCGTACCAGATAGCATTAAAGCACTGGTATAGGAAAGGAAACAAAATGGCAGAGAAGAAAGAAACAAAAATCGAAGTAACAGAAGAAAATGAAATGGACCTTATCACGGGTCTTTTAAAAGCCGCAGAGTATAAAACAGAAGTACAGCAGCCATTGAATATTACAAGAAATGGACAGACATTGTTTAAATTTAATGTTCGACCATTATCTTTCGATGAAATTGCACAGTGTAGAAAGAAAGCTACAACTTATATGGCAAACCCAGGCGGAGCTTCACTTCCTCTCGTTGAGAAAGAAGTAAGTACAGCTGATTACATGGCATGGAAGATTTACACTGCAACAGTAGCGACTGACGGAAAGAAATTCTGGGATAATTCAGCACTGAAAGAAGGATTAAAGAAAGCTGGTCATATGGTTATGACACAGAACGAAATTATCAAAGAGGTGTTAACAGCTGGAGAGCTTGAAGCTGTCAGCGATGCTATTGATAACTTATCTGGAGGCGGTGTTAGTGTAGTTGACTACGCAAAAAACTAATTGAATCCAGTCCGTTAGCTTCTATGCTTGCAGAAAATTATTTACGGACTGGAATGTTACCATCACAAGCCCTTGATCTTTCTGAAGGAGAGAGGGCTTTTATTTTTGCAGCAATTTTAAAAGCTATGGAAGGAGGAGATGCATAAATGGCAAACAAAGAAATTGTGATCGATGTTGTATCGGAATATTCCGACCATGCATCTTCTGGCCTACAGCAAACAGGGAAGAATGCAGAGAAAGCATCACGAGAGATGGACAAGCTTGGAAAGAAGCGTGCAAAGCCAAAATTAGGACTTGAAGATAAAGCAAGTCCAGTCCTCGACAAGTTTGGTAAAAAGGGAGACGGGCTCGGTAAAAAGACCTGGACTCCAAAACTTGGATTAAAAGACACTGCAACAGCAGGGATCAAAAAAGCTATGAGTGCTGGTATGAGTTTTGGTAGAAAGACTTTTTCAGCAGCCCTAAAAATCAATGACAAGGTAACAAGTCAGATCAAAAAAATCCCAAGTGTTATATCTAAGATCAAGAATTCTATATTTTCACTAAAAACTTTGGCTGGTGGAGTTATAACTGGAATTGCTACAAAGAAATTGATAGCTGATCCAGTATCATTAGCAGACGAATTTCAGACATATCAAATTGGCTTTGAAACAATGCTGAAATCTAAAAAGAAAGCTATGAAGTTTATGGATAGTGCGAAGAAATTTGCATCTGTTACTCCGTTTGACACATCGGCCGTAGTATCAAATGCTCAAAGGATGTTGGCTTATGGATTTTCTGATAAAGACATTATTCCGGATCTGACAAAGATTGGTAATGCATCCGCAGCACTTGGAGCTGGAGAAGAGGGTATCTCTCGAGTATCCAGAGCTTTAGGTCAGATGAAAACAAACGGAAGATTGAACGCAGAGGACATGAATCAGCTGACAGATGTCGGTATAAACGCATGGAAGTATCTTGCTGATGCAGAGGGTAAATCCATAGCCAAGATCAGAGAAATGTCTCAAAAGGGCGAAATCAGTGGAGACAAAGCAGTTAATACAATCCTTAATGGGCTGAAAGAATTTGATGGAATGATGGACAAAACATCTAATTCGACGGTTTCTGGATTAATGTCAAATATTAAAGATACGTTCGACATAAACATTGTTTCTAAATGGGGAAAAGGTCTCCAGAAGGGAGCAACGAAAGGTTTAGGAGAATTTGCAGACTATCTTGATAAATCCGATGCAAAACTAAAAGAAGCTGGAACATCACTTGAAAAACTTGGAGAGTATGCAAGTACATCTGTATTCAAGGGACTTGAAAAGGCTGGAGATAAGATCGACGATCTTATTAGTATGCCAAAATTCCAAAATGCTTCAATTGGTGGCAAGATTAGTATTGCATGGGATGAGTTGATCGCAAATCCTTTTTCGAACTGGTGGGATTCCAAAGGAAAACCAGCAATCGTAAAGAAGATTACTGGGATTGGAAAAGATATTGCAAAAGCTGGTGGAAACTGGTTCAAGGAATCTCTTAAGGATCTGTTACCAGGCGGAGATAAAGCTGGTATCGAAGATTATTTAGCTGGATTTCTTGGATTATCTGGAGGGCTAAAGCTGTTTAAAGGTGGAAAAAGTCTATACGATCTGATCACTGGTGGTTCTGGAGGTGGAGGAAAAACCAATCCTTTAGGAGATTCCATTGGAACGATCAACGTATCAGCCGCAGTCGTAAACGTAAATGGCGGTGTTGGAAATTCTGGAACACCTACGATACCAAGCACAGGAAAGAATACACCAACAAGTGGAAATCCGACAGGTAATAAAGAAATCTGGTTACCAGAAAGCGTAAAGCGAAAAATGCAACAAACTGAACCGAAAACACCATCTGGACCGACAAGGACACCGGGTGGTTTGTTTGGTTTAGGCGGTTCTGGTGTCACACTGAAAAATGGAGAAACCGTAGCTGCCACTGGATGGAAAGCATGGCTTGGAAATCTAGGCGTAAAACTTGGATCAGGTGCAGCGACCGCTGGTGGAGCAGCAGCCGTTGGAGGTGCATCTTTATTAGGTGGAGCTTTAGGAATTGCTGGAATAGGAAGTGCAGCTGGTAATATTTACAACGCAGTGACCTCAAAAGATTCAGCCACGAAGAAGAAGGAAGCCTATAGAGGTGGTACGAAACTTGGAATGGTTGGAGGTGGTGCAGCAACAGGAGCACTGATCGGTTCAGCAGTCCCAGTTATTGGAACTCTTGCTGGTGGTTTGATTGGTGCTGGAATTGGTGGAATTGGTGCAATCACAAAAGGAAATAAGTTCGGCGACTCCCTTAGAAGGTTTGTATCCAGCCGAAAGAATGCACGGAAAAACAGTAATTCTATGACGGCAAAGAGTCAGAAATATTGTAAATACAGTAAAGACAGTATTAGCAGTGTTAATCCAAAAGGAGCAAAATACAAAGAGCTGGCAAGTTCCGTACAGAAAGCTTACGAGGAGAATAAGAAAAACACAAAACAAACGAATGTTGGATCAAAGACGACAAAGATTTTTTCAGGTGCTACGAATGCAGCTGGTGGAAAAGTCAGTGGCTTAGGTGGAATGTCCGCAACAGCTGGAGGAATGCTGGGAACGATGGGTTCTATGTCGCTTTCAGCTGGTGGCAACTTACAAAGTGCTGGAAGTTCCGCATTATCACTTGCAGGTGCTTTAGCATCCGCAGCCTCAACGATTGCATCCGCAGCAAGTACAACCGCTGCACAAGCAAGTGCGATCAAAAGTATTACTAGTGGAAGTTATCTAAGTAATAGCGGTTCTTCAAAATCTGGTAAAAAGAAAACAAGCAAAAAGACATCATCCGCACCGAAATTACAGACAGCCTTACCGAAAAATGGGAAGTTCTTTCATAATGCGAAAGGTAGCTTGGTAAGAGGACATATCGTTTCAGAGCTTGGAGAAGATGGAAACGAAATGGTTATTCCACTTTCTAAACATCGAAGCCGAGCATTATCCTTGTGGAATCAGGCAGGGCAGATTTTAGGCGTTACAAAACATGCCAAGGGTGGAATTGTTGGCGGTTCAGCTAAGACAGGAGCAACGGCATCATCTGGAAGCAGTCAGACAGTCATTAATGTTGGCGGAATTACGATCAGCGTAAATGGCAGTGGAAGCATTGTAGATGATATTAAGAAGGCCAAAGGAGAGATTGCTGATACAATCATGCAGGCGATTGCAGATGCCGTAGGATCAACAGCAAGTAACAGGACAGCGGAGGTTATGTGATGGACATATATATTACTGGTAAAAATGCAAAGGGAGCGAATCAAAAGATTCAGCTTCCAGTGATTCCAGAAGAGATTGAAACATCACTTGATGGAAAATTTGCAGAGTATGATATTTATAGATTTGGGCAGATCAACGTTCCGAATGGTAAAAACTTGTCAGAGCTTGGTTGGGATAGTTTCTTGCCCGGAGAATCAAGAAAAGGCATGAAATTTGTTCATAAGTGGACTGATCCAGCGGTATTGGATGCGTTGCTGAATTACTGGACAGTGCATGGAACAGTGGTAAATGTCTGTATTACAGGAACAAAGATCAATAAAGACATGATGATCTCACAGTACGTTTCCACGATTAAAAGTCTGAAAGATTATTATTATACAATCCGATTTATTGATTATGAGAAAATCAGTGTATCATCGAGTAAACGAAAGCGAAAGACAACCAAAGTAAAAAAGAAAAAGGTTAAGGTAAAAAAAGGTCAGACGTTGCGTAAGCTTGCAAAGAAATATCTCGGATCGAGTAAAAAGTACAAGTTAATTTATAATGCCAATAAAAAACTCATTGATGCAAGGAACAAGAAGGAACGCAAGAAACATCCGAAAAAGAAGATCAGCAAATACACGATCTATAAAGGACAGGTGCTTGTGATCCCTGTTCCAAGCAGTAAATCCGTTTCAAATTCTAAAGTCACTGAACTTAAGAAAGCAATGAACAAAGACGGATATTCCAAATTGAAAGTTGACAAAAAGCTGACTTCCGCTATGAAATCTGCCATGAAGAAGATTAAGATTCGAAGAGGCAGACGAGGGAAAGTAGTTAAATTTGTGCAGAAGATTGTCAGAACTAAACAAGATGGAATTTACGGATCAAAGACAGCAGCAGCAGTGAAAAGATATCAGCGAAAGCATAAATTAACTGTTGACGGCGTTGTAGGTTATAAGACTTTGTTAAAGATGATAGGAGGATAAATCATGGCAAGTTTGGCAAATCCGCAGTATAAAGCCGTGGTAAAGACATCATCCGGCAAGAGATATGATCTTTTTAAATCACGAGTTATTTTAGATTTAACGATCTCCGATGATCCTGATTCGTTAGCGAAAGAAGTCAGTTTAACAGTAATGAATGCCGTTCAAAATGGGGCTACACTATCAACCTTGATACAGCCGTCAGACCGATTATATATTTCTGCCGATGTTGGGAATGGGTACTTTGAAGTATTTCGAGGTGTGATCTGGGAAAATGACAGAGTTACAGACACCGAGAAGGAAGTAACGTTTACAGCGTATGATTATCTCATTTATATGATGAAATCACAGGACTATTTTTATTATAAGTCTGGACTTAGTACAAAAGAGATTGTAAAGAAAATCTGTACCGCTTGGAAACTGAAATTAAGCTATAGTTATGGCTCGATCAAAAACAAAAGAATCAAGCCAGTTCAGAAGAATATCGGAGATATGATTATATACGTGCTTAACAAAGCAAAGAAAAGTATTTCCAGCCGTTATATTTTCACGATTGAAGGAACGACTGTGATTATAAAGTATGCAAACAAAAATTCGACGATTTATAAATTGAAAGAAGGAAAGAACGTTATATCTATTGAACTGAAAATAACGATGGATGATATCGTTACCAAAATAAAAATTTATGGAGAGTCGAAGAAAAACTCGATTCCAAGATTTTCAACATTATCTAAGAATACATCGAAGTTTGGTACGATCCAAGATATTATGGACAAGGACAAAAAAGAAAAGCTGTCTAAGGTCAAGAAACAGGCACAAAACAAGCTTAAAAGAAGTGCAAAAGTCAAACGAGAATACACAGTGACAGCGATCAGTAATCCTAAGATCAAACGAGGCGATACAGTCTATGTTGATTGTGGTACCGCTGGAATCAAGGGAAACAAGACAGTGAAAAGTATATCTCATGACTGTGTCGCTGGAACAATGGAAGTTGTTTTTTATTAAAGGAGATTGCTAGTTATGAAGCAAGATGGAAGAAAAAACTTTATTCGGATGATCGAACAGATTTCAAAGGGAAATAACAGCGAAGCAGTAAATATTATTGCAGAACTTGGAACGATGAAAGCTGGTGGCGTTCTTCCAGATTCTTACCCAGAAGGATCAGAACCAGACGATGATTATTTAGTATTATCTGGAATAGAGACAGCAGAAGGAGACAGGGTTTTATTGATCTGGACAGATGCAGAAGAACTTATTGTAGTTGGAAAGGTAGAAGGAGGTGGAGACGATGCCGGATAATCTTTTTCCCGAGGAATACGACAATGACGAGGAATATTTAGACGATGAAGAGAACGAAGGAACTGACGAAGAAAATACAGAAGAGGACGAAGATGCTGGTTATAAGCCGAGCATCTTTTTTGATTTTGACACAGGCGACTTTGTTACGCTTCATGATGGAAAATTAAAAGAGGCATCCGGGTTCGAAGCGTGGGTGCAATGGTGTTACAAAACGATCATGACACAAAGATATGCTCATGAGGGATATTCCACCGACATTGGGATTGACTATGAAAGTGCCTTGCAAGCAGATAGCCGTGAAGAGGCAGAAAGCATTTTACAAAGAGAGATTGAAGAGGCGTTAATGGCTGATCCGTCCGAAAGAACTTTGTACGTTGGGAATATTACGTTTCAATGGGAAGCAGATCATTGTCTTGTAACAGTACAAGTACAGGGAATCGACGGAGATACAGAGATAACAACAAGTTTTGAAAGTGAGGTGGGCTAAAAATGGCATTGGAAGCAGAAGAAATGGAACTTCCAGATTTTTTGGAAAATTCGAGTGAAGATGAAATCCATGAGAAAATGCTGGGAAATTTGCCAGACGATATTGATAAATCAGAGGGCGGATTTCCGTGGGATTTTACACGACCAACAGCAATAGAAATATCAGAACTTAAAGAGTACGTTCTTGTAGAAGTTTTAAAGTGCCTTTTTCCAGCTACCTGTGAAGAATCGTATTTGTTAGATTATCACGCAGACGAGCGAGGAGGCATGGTGCGAAGAGAATCAGTAAACGCTTCGGGATATGTGACAATTACAGCAAAAGCTGGACTTGTAATACCCCTTGGCTATGGATTTTCAACGGAGGCTGACGATGAAGGAAATACCATAGAGTTCGTAACGATTGAAGAAGCTACAGTTGATACTCTGGGAAATGCAAAAATACCAATTGAAGCAGTGGAAGGAGGAGCAGATAGCAATGTTGGAGCAAATACAATCGTATTGCACACAGGGGACGAGAATGGAGAACTTCTCGACGAGATTATATCTGTAACAAATGAAGAACCGATCACTGGTGGTTTGGATGAAGAGGACGATGACACTTTGAGAGAGCGAATCGTTGAATACGATCAAAGTCAGGACGTTTCGTTTATAGGAAATGTTGCCGATTACAAACGATGGGCATTATCGGTTGCTGGTGTAGGTGCTGCAACTGTTATATCGGCAAAAGATACATCTGGGACAGTTAAGATCATTTTGCTAGATCAGAATGGACAGCCGGCATCAAAGCAGATTCAAGATGCCGTTTATGATTATATTATGAGTCCAGACGATGGAGAAGCACGTTTAGCACCGACAAATGCCGTTTTAGAAATAACAACCCCTGATACAGTCACAATTAATGTCGCAGCGGTTGTGTATCTGAAAGAAGGAACGATTCGAGAGGTGCAAGACAGCTTTAAGACAGAATTGCAGGCATATTTATTGAACGTATCTTCGGATGCAACCGATAATGTTGTCAGAATATCAGCGATCAACTCATTACTTAGTTCTATATCCGATATTTATGACTATGAAAATGTACAGATAAATGATGCAGCCAAAAACGTTGAATTTACGTCTGGACAAATGCCTGTGCTTGGAACTATAGCATTAACGGAGGGCTGATTTATGTGGTATAAAACAGAACTTATGGAGCAAATCTTAACCAGTGAGAGTGCAAAGCGAATGATTGATTATGTATCTCCTATTTACGGAAAATCAAGAATCGGTCTTTGGTTGTTTCAGATCATCGGTCTGGAATTAGACGATGTGAAAGAGATATGTGACGACATTTACGATCAAATCTTTGTAAGTCGTGCCACATGGTCGTTGCCGTACTGGGAAAAAGCGTATGAAATAACGCCTCTTCCAGATCAGACAATAGAACAAAGAAGGCAGCAGATAAAGCAAAGACGAGAGAAAAAGGCTTTAAATCCAGCACGTTTTGAAAAGATTTTATCATCTTTGAGCGGTGTTGAAGCAAAGATCGTTGAAAACACTGGTAAGAATACATTTCAAGTGATTTTTTACGGAACAGTCAATAACTATGATGAAGTATTAAGAAGAATTGAGCAATTAAAACCAGCACATCTTATATGTGATGTTCGTATCTCGGAAGTGAGTGAATCAGAAACGAATATTAATTATGTGATCGTGTCAAGTGTATGCGAGCATTCTTCAACGATTATTAGTGAGGTATAAGTATGTGGGATAATACGATAATTACAGACAAAGGAATTGAGCTTTTAAAAAATGCTCTAAATGGTGGGACGATTAACGTAACCGCCATAAAAGCTGGAGCTGGAAAAGTCGATGTAAGTGCATTAAAAAGTCAGACAGCCGTTTCAGAGATAAAGCAAAGTGGAACAATCCAAGGCGTAACAACCGCTTCGGATGGAACAATTAAGATCGGAGTGTTGTTTTCCAATACTGGCTTAACAGCTGGTTATCTTATGACACAGCTGGGTATTTATGCAAAAGATGCAAGCGGAACAGAGGTATTATTTGCAATTTCGCAAAATTCAACAGGTAAGGAAGTTCCGTCAGAAACATCTATGCCGGCATGGTCGCTGGTACATGATTTTTACATCAAGTTAAGTAATGATGTAAGTATTACAACGACAATTGATCCAGAGGGATACGTCACATTTGGAACATTACAGGAAGAGTTAGAAAAGCAGCAACCTATAGATACTGGATGGCTCAAAGTTACTAATTTTTTTAATGGTTGTACTCATTATGGACCGAACAGCAACGTTCAAGTACGTCAGTGTGGAAAATTTGTATATATTGTAGGAGCTGTAGGCAATAAAAATGAATTAGCTACAAAGCAAACAAGTGATGGGATTCCAGACGTTGCAATGTTTAAACTTCCAGATGGGATAGGACTTCCTAGAACAAACGTACGTTTTGCACAACAAGGAAGTGGAAGTAATAGGTTTTCAGTGGTTGTTGATGCTAGTACTAGAATTGTTTCAATAGGGCGATATGGTACAACATCTTGTATTAATGTTCCGGCTGATGCTTGGCTGAATGTATGCTTAACTTATATAGTAGCGGATTAAGGACAAAGCCTATGATGAAGATAAGAGCCCCATGTAATTAAAAGAGAAAAAACAAAATTATAAAACATACACAAAGCCTATATTGAAGGGAGAAAAGAAATATGGCAGTAAAAACAGTACAAACCGTCATTAACGGACAGACATATACACTTACACTTAACAGCTCAACAGGAAAATACGAGGCTACAGTAACAGCTCCGTCAGAATCCAGTTATAACCAGAGTGGACATTACTATCCAGTAAAAGTAACAGCAACGGATGAGGCTGGAAACTCAACATCTAAGGATGCGAGTGATTCTAACTTAGGATCATCCCTTAGATTAACAGTTAAAGAGAAAGTAGCTCCAGTTATTGCAATTGTAAGCCCAACAGCTGGTTCATTCTCTACAAACAGCAAACCTACGATCACATGGAAAGTTACCGATGCGGATTCTGGAGTTAACCCAGCAACAATCGGTATTACACTTGACAGTGGTACTAAGGTAACAGGCGATGCGATCACTAAGACAGCGATCACAGGCGGATACCAGTGTACATATACACCGGCTACAGCGTTATCCGATGGAAGTCATACAATCAAACTTGATGCATCCGATTATGATGGAAACGCAGCCGCTACAAACTCAACTACATTCAAGGTAGATACAGTACCACCAACACTGACTCTTTCAAGCCCAGCAGACAAGCTTATTACAAACAAATCTGCTTGTACAGTCAAAGGTACTACAAACGATGTTACTTCCAGTCCTGTTAAAGTTACAATCAAACTTAACAGTGGAACAGCAGAGTCCGTTACAGTCGGAAGAGATGGTTCATTTACTAAAGACCTTACTCTTGCAAATGGAACAAACACAATCACAGTTGTTGCTACCGACAGTGCTGGTAAGTCTACAACAGTTACAAGAACAGTTACACTGGATACAGGAGCACCAGTTATCAAGTCTGTAACATTAACTCCAAACCCTGTTGATTGCGGTAAAACATTTGTAATTAGCGTTGAAGTAACAGACTAAGGAGCAATCTATGGTTGTTCGGTTAGAGGGAGAGATTAACGGAGAATCCGTTGTTTTATACAGAAATAAGGATTCTCCGGGTTCTCCGGAGATAGGGGATGCAGTTATTCCAGCGACATTAAACGGCAAGTATGTGATAGGACTTACCGCCTATGATGAAGCTGGTAATATTGGATATTATGCGACTTATATTATCACTGTGGATTTAGCCTCTATGCGAGTGACATTAGAGCCGTTAGATATCTATGCAACTTTAAATAATTAGAAGAAAATATAGGAGGCTGGTATGCAAAGTAAGAAAAAAGTAATGCTTAATGCTGGGGAAACAAGGTGTATAAGAATTTCAATTCATTCTATCAAAGATCAAAATTTTGTGATTGAAGAAGCTTCATTTTCTTTATTACGTTTAAAAGATAAGGTAGAAGAAAGCAACGGAAATTGTAAGATTTATGAGCATGAGATCGAAGCCATAGTCTCCCCAAAACAACGAGGCACATACACACTTGATATTAAATATGTGATATTGGACGAAGTTCTGATAGAGCCGATAGAACTGAAGGTGGTGTAGTTGTAATGGCGGAAATTATTGAAATTAAGTCTGTAAGTATGTCTCCGAATCCAGTAGAAGTTGGAGGAAAAGTTAAAATCAGCGTAGGGCTTGAAGTGAATGAAAGCGATGCTAGTTGCTTCTATTGCATATTTTCTTCTGAATTAGAAACAAGTCAAGCAACAATGACAGCAATGATAAGTTGAGGAAGGAGACATAATTGAATGACGAATACTTAAGAAGGCATGAGCATGAAGAGTTTGCCAAAGGCGTAGACCGTGAGCAAGTTCGGCAGAATAAAAGAATTGCAGATCTAGAAGTAACAGTAAGACAGATTAACAACCTCACGCTGTCTGTGCAAAAGCTTGCGATCAACATGGAACATATGCTCGTTAATCAGACAGAGCAGAGCAAACGGCTTGAAGAGTTGGAAAACCGAGACGGAGAGAAGTGGAGAAGCATCTCTATGCATGTCCTGACTGCGTTAATTGGAGCAGTGATCGGATTTGCTCTGCAGCAAGTTGGAATCTAAGAAGGAGAGATAAAATGAAAGAATTATTTGAACAGAATAAAGTACTATTTTTAGCAGTGATCACAATTTTGATTGCTGTTTTTTTAATTAAGAAACTGATTGAATATGTGCAGAAAAAAGGGTTGGAAGGAATCAGACTATATGTCTATGAGCTGTTCGTGGAATCAGAGGAACGATTCAAAGAATCTGGACAAGGGCAAGCTAAGTTTGATTACGTAATACAGCTGGCAAGATCGCTATTACCGAAGCCAGTACAGATCTTTGTGACCGATAGTATGTTAAAAGAAGCTGTGCAACTGTGGTTTGACGGTATTAAAGATCTACTCGATGATGGTAAATTAAATGCTTCAATTTTAGAAGAAAGAGAAGAAGAGAGAAAAGGAGAGTGATCGGAATGGCACACGTAACAAATAAATGCATCAAGCTTGTGAAAAAATTTGAAGGACTTTATAAAAAAGCTTATCGAGATGAGGTCGGTGTCTGGACGATCGGCTATGGAATTACTAATGCAGATAAATCTATCACAGGAGCAACGATAAAAGCTGGACTCGTGATCTCTGAAAAGACAGCGGATAACTGGCTTGAAAGATCACTGAATAGCAAATATCTGCAAAAAGTCATGAAATATGATAAAAAGTATAATTGGAATCAGAACGAAATTGATGCCCTTGTATCTTTTGCATATAATATTGGCAGCATTGATGGGCTTACAGCTAATGGAACTAGATCTAGAGCCACGATTGCAGCTAAAATTTTAGAATACAACAAAGCTGGTGGGAAAGTCTACAGAGGATTGACAAGAAGAAGAAAAGCAGAAAGAAAACTATTCTTGACAGCGACAAAAGCTAAGAAGAAAGCTAAGAAGAAAGCTGTGAAAAAAGTCTACGCAAAAGTTAATACTAAGCATGATCCGTTGACAATCAGAAAGTCTGCATCTTCGACAGCAGCAGTGCTTGGAAGAGTACCGAAGAAATCTAAAGTTGAAGTATTGAAAAAAGGCAGCACGTGGACGAAAGTTAAGTACAAGAGTGTAACAGGGTATTCAGCCACAAGATACCTTAAATTTTAATATTGACCGGGGGAGAAATCCTCTGGTCTTTTTTTATTGCAAAAAAATATATAAAAACATCAAAAATAATATAAAAACATATTGATATTTGTAGCTACATAATATATAATAAAATTACAGTTAAGATATACTTAACAAGTAAGGCAGGCAAGTAGCCAGAAAGGAGCGAAAAATGGACGAAGGAATGAACTTAGGAGAACTGTTAAAAGAAACCGCAGAAGAGAATCAGACAAGAAAGATTCTTGAAATTGTAAACCAGTGCGAAACACTGGAAGAAGCAAAGAGAAAAATAAAAGCCCTGCTTAATAAATAAGCAAGGCTAGCCAAAACTAAAAGCTCAGGTGGTACTTGCCACCACCTGACACCCTTCGGGGTTAGAATAACACAATTGAACGAAAATGGCAAGAGGTAGGAGAGTGAGAACAATGGAGAAAAAGAAAATGGGCCGACCTACAGATGATCCAAAAACAATAGTGAAGCGAGCGAGAATGTCAGAGGACGATGTTAAAAAATTAAACGAATGCTGTGATATATTGCAATTAACAGCATCCGATGTAATTAGACTGGGAATACAAGAACTGTACGAAAAGATTCAAAAAAATTAATGAAAAAATATAGATAATAAAGGATTAGAGTATATCTCTAGTCCTTTTTTAATACTTAAAAATAATGTAAAAATATTTAAAAAATAATGCAAAAGTATTGACTCCTACCTACTACGTTGTATAATATAATCAGAAAGTAAATAAAGCTTACTAATAGATATAAAGGAGAAATAGTTATGAAAGATATTAAAAGTGAAGTATACAATGCATTAGCAAACATTATGTTTGAAACAGGAGCAAGTAAAGAAGATATAGATAAAGCGATCAACTGGTTCAATGAAAAATTTTATGAAGATGTAAACGAGGAGGAAGAATAAAATGATGAAATTTGAAAAAGGACAGGTTTACACAGGAAGCGATTCAAATATCTTTGTAAAGGGAGCATACGGAAGCATGGTAAGATTCATCGAAGGATGTTCCGCAGCAGCGATCCATGATATGCAAGAGATTCCAGCAGAGAACTTAGAAGAATACCTCAATGAATGGGGGTTCAAGAGAGCAGATCCTGAATACGAAGCATTTCTGAATGCTTAATAAATATCAATAAACATTATGGAGGTAAGAGATCATGAAAATTGAAACATTATTAAACAAAGCAAGAGAAAATGCTAAAAAACAGGTATGGCTAGATTACTTAGATATATGTGATGGGAACGAAGAAAAAACAAAAGAATTGATCAAACGAGAAAGAGAAAATGGAGAATTTGTAAAATTCGTAGAAAGCGAAACAATAGATAATATTTATAAATTAATCAGAACGATCAGGAATACAGCCCTTATGAGCGATGAAGAAAAAAAAGCTGCAATCGCAGAAATTCATAATTGTCCAGAATGGCAAGAACTTGAAAAAAGAGTTGCAATGACATTTGCAAACCATTTAGTCAAATACCAAGACGCATACATGAAATAATAAATATCAAACCCACCCCGGAGGATACGAGGGAAGAAAGGAATGCTATGAGAATCAAAGCGAAATACATTTTTTTAAACACAACACGTTATAAATATTTCCACAATTTGGACGAGATGGATAAATTCTTTCAAGAAAATAAAGTATGCAAATATATCTCACACGAAGAAGGAAATGCAGTAGAAGCAGAATCCAGATCAAGGGGATTTCACTAATAACCCAGTAAACCCGACCGGGAGCGGTATCTCACGGAGAAAGCGAGAGCGTTATGAATACATTAGATATCTTTGAAAAACTGAAAAATGCTTATGAGTGCAGCACTCGCAAAGCAAACTATTTCAAACAGGCGTTAGAGTCTGTGAAATGGGATAATACATTCTTCGCAGATGAAGAATACTATTTCATCAAGGACGATCTCACTTTTACGACACCATCCATTGATCCGTTTTGCACAGAGTGGGCACCAAGTGGAATGTTTGCCGATAGTTGCAGATCATTTGACTTTTATTAATACATCCACCCACCCCGGAGGTCACGAGGGTAGAAGGAAAGAAGCTATGACTAAGAACGCAGAAAAGAAAGCAAGAGCCATGTTGAGCAGATTATCGTTAGAACAGCTTATCAAAGAGTTCGACATGACAGAAGATATGCCGGCTAGCTTTGAGTTATCAATGGTCCGTGGTTGGATCATGGACGAGCTGGAGAAAAGAGATCCTACGGCGTATGATAAGTGGCTAGACATGGACTATCCAACGAATAAAGCGTTGAGAGAATTATACTTAGGAGATCAGACTTTACAAACGGCTGACACTAAGTGATAATAAGCACAGGAGATAAGAGAAAAGAAGGGAGAAATACACACATGTTAACTTATAAGGTGGATATCTTGCAAATGTTAAAGGCTGCTGGATATAATACTAGTAGAATTAGAAAAGAAAAGCTTATATCAGAGAATGCATTGCAGCAGATCAGGGACGGAGAAATGGTTGCTGTAAAGACACTGGAAAAAATCTGTGAACTGTTGGATGCACAACCTGGCGATCTTATAAAATATCAAAATGGTACTGGTAAAGTTACAAAAAATATCACTCTCACTGTAGACTTTGATATTGATTTCATGCCACCGAAGGAGTTTGATCCTCCAGAAGCAATAACGGACTGGAAAAGTGCATGCGATGATTGCCCATTTTATTATTTTAACGATGAATATGGCGATGGCTATTGTATGTGTCCACAGGATCACGATATTTTCGCATGTCCGATTAGAAAATATTTTGATTAATTATATAAGCTGTTACTTGTTTGTGGTAGCAGCTTTTTTTGATGTTTTGGGAGGTAGAAGATGATGTATAATGCAGTAGACGTAGCAAGCTATATCGTAGGAAGATGTGCGAACCTTGGACGACCAGTAACTAATTTGCAGTTACAAAAAATATTATACTATGTACAATTGAATTTTTTGAGAACATACGATAAATGTATCTTTGAAGATGATATTCTAGCATTGAGACATGGACCGGCAGTGAAAGAGGTGTACAATAAATACAATGTATGGGGCAGACATGAGATCGTACCTAGAGCTGTACAAGCCGCAAAAGAAACGTTCTTAGAAAAAGATAGAGAGTTGATTGATCGAGTAACAGATGCGTGCGTTTTATTAGAACCATGGGAGCTAGTAGAGAGATCACAAAAAGTCGGTGGACCATGGCATCGGAGTTTTGATGGAAACCTTGAAAAGGTAATACCAAAGGAATTGATGAAGAAATATGCAAAAGATCACTGATATAATTTAGAAATTTTAAATACTTTATACCGATTTAGACCGAGGAAAACCTTGGTCTATTTTTTTATTGCTTTGGATTGTCCATGTATTTGTCCGTGGACTGTCCGTGGACATTCCAGAGACATTCCGTGGAAAGTCCGCAGAATGTCCAAACAAAAAAATCTAAAATTCACTAGGATTTTCCCAAAATTCAAATCTTGCACCAAAAATGACCCGGTACAAATTTCGATCGAACTCTTTCATATTATATATACATAGTCAAACTCGTAAAAAATCACGCTGTCCGATGGACTGTCCGCGATTTTGTCCCATGAGCATATATACATAACATAAACATAATAAATATATATAAATATATATTAATATATATGGTCATTTTGACCGATTTTTTATGCCTTTGTGGATATGTGGACAAGTTTGTTGAAAAATTAGAAAAATATTAAAAAGCATATTTACAAATTAGAAATTTATTATTATAATAGCAAATGACAACAAATAATAAACACTTAAAGCAAAGGAGAATGAGGTATGAAGCTAAAGAACCTAAGAAACGTATTAGGAGTTGTTGGAGGATTTGTTGCCTGTGGAGCAGTTGGAGGCTTACAGCAAGAAACGTTGCCATTGTTGCAAGGGACGTTATGCATGATCCTTGGGATCTTGATAGTTGCCGCTTGCATGCATAACAGAGACTAAGAAGCAAACGCAGTTAACGAAAGGGGGATACATATGACAGCAGTTAACAGATTAACCGAAGAGCAGATCGAACAGCTGGCAGTAGAGATCAGACAGTTTTTGATTAATAACCAGCTGTGGCAGGACGTGGATATTTATTTCAACGGCAAGTGCTTTACAACACACGACAAAGAAGATGGTGGATATTATTACAACGATCCAGATCATCTAATCGTTTTGGAAAATGAAAATCCAAGAGATCACTTTGACTATGTGGCAGAAGATCATGTCTTAAGCATGGCTTTTGAAGGTCCGCTGTACGAGTTGTTTAATTATCCGATAGGCACAGCAGATTACAGAAAACTAGATAAATTTATTCAAATCTTCAAGAATTACGGACTGTATTACGAACTTGGGGATATGTGGAATTTATCTTGCTATTACGTTTAGAATTTCAAAAAAAGGAGAAAAGGAATTATGACATACAGTGAATTTAAAACAAGAATGACAGAGGACGTTAAGAAATACATGGACGGCAATCATCCAGGGTATGAAGTGAGCCTTGAGAACGTCGCAAAGGTAAACAGAGATTTTGTGGAGATGATCGCAATATCAAACAAGGATACACATAAAGGACCAGCGATCGACGTAAAAGAGCTTTGGGATGATGCAAACCGAAGAGGAATGAGCTACGAAGAAATGAGCAGAGAAGTCATGAAGAGATTAGACTTAACCTTGAAAGAAGTTCCAGAGGTTGTAATAGACGATTTAAACGATTTTAAGAGCAGAACTATATTAACTCTTATCAATACAGAAAAAAATCAAAATATGTTATCATACGTGCCCCACAGAGCGTACTATGAGTTCTCTATCGTGTACAGAATCATTGTACACGAAGATGAAGAGGCAACGGCAAGTGGAATTGTAACAAACGAGATGCTTGAAAAAGCTGGGTATACAGAAGAGGAATTATACAAATTTGCTTATGAAAATACGAGAAAAGATGTGAATATTTCTAAAATGTTTGGAATGTATGTGCTTACGACAAAACGCGGAATGTATGGAGCATCAAGTATATTGTTCCCAGAGATGATAAAAGAGATCGCAGATCACTGTGGATGCGACCTGTACCTCATACCAAGCTCAACTTGCGAATGGATGGCTGTTCCGGTAAGAACAATTTCAGGAGGTGCAGCTGAGGTCAATAAAATGATCCGTGAAGCAAATTCCGTGGCCGTAGAGGAAGAAGAAATTCTTGGAGAAAGATGTTACTACTACGACTACAAAACAGGCGAAATTAGATTAGCACAGTAAATATTATGCAGTTAACTAGGAGGCAAGAAAATGTATGATTACAGCGGAGATATGAGCTTCTTTCAGAACCAGCTTTCAGATGCCGGAATAACAAAAGACATGTTAGATTTAGATGAATTTGTTGGATCAACACAAGAAGAATTACAGTCGATTGTAGATTATGCGATCAAGGTTCAAAAATCTAAGGAGGAACAGGTTAATGGATAGAGAATACTACGAAATTGATGAAAAGGCAGCCAGACAGGCTAAGGCAATGTGGAGTCATTCGGATTATGTGATGGGTAGCAAAACGGAAGAATACAAAAAGGCTGTTGACGAGGCTTATGATCTGGTGGATAAGATCAAAGAACAAAGACCAAAACAGGCTGAAAAAGCAGAGAGCATTGCTAGAAGATATGCAAAGAAGCTGGCAGATAATTATAACAAGGGATTCAGAATTGAGCTGATGTGTCCGTCAATTTTGATTTGTGGAGCTGGTAATTTCCCAGTGAAGAAAAAAGAAAAGCAGAATGAGGCGAGAGATCGAAACTTCAAAGAACACAATCAAATCCTTGGATATATTGACAAGCTGAAAGATATATTACACGGCAATGAAGTAATCAAGTCGAAGGATGCAGATGCAGTAGAAATGCTGCAAGAAAAGCTGGACAAGCTCGTTGAGAATCAGAACATGATGAAAGCGGTAAATGCCTATTACCGCAAGCATAAGACTTTAAAGGGGTGTCCAGAGTTTAGCGAAGAGACAGCGATCAAACTGGAAGAATCCCTTGACGATCGAAAGAAAGAACAACACAGAGTTTTTATGCGGTATGAGCTTCAAAATAATAATTCGAATATCAGAAGCATTAAGAAACGTCTGGAAGCCCTGAAAAGAGAAAAAGAACAGGGAGACAGTGAAATCTCACTTGATAAATTTGGTTTAGATATCAAAGAAAATAAAGAGATCATGCGAATCCAGTTTTTCTTTTCAGGCAAACCGAAACCAGCCGTAAGAGATGTGATGAAGAGCAAATCGTTCCGCTGGTCTCCGAAAAATGGATGCTGGCAGAGACAGCTAACGTCCAACGGAAGATATGCAGCAAAGAAAGCAATAGAAGAGATCAAAAAATTAGAATTGGAGGATATTTACGATGAGATTTGAGAAGGACGGCTATACTGTTGAAGTTAAAAATAAAAACTATACAATATCTAACAAATATGGAGTACATGAAAGAGGAACTGTCTTAATAGATAGTTCCGAAGAAGAAGTTTGCAAGTGTGTGCTAATAAGTTTTCTGTCAAGGCACATGGTAAATAGATCATCAGACATGAACAGCCTGAAAAGAGTAGCAGTGAACGAAGAAGGAACCATCATACAGTTACGAGCGTTTAATAGATCAGGATCATGGTTTGTTCAGGAATTTGACGCTGAACTTTTGTATATCAAATCAAAGTATGCCGGAGAAGTCGGAGAGGTCGATCTTCCGAAAAAAATAAGAGAAATGTACAACATTCAGAATGGATTGCACGCATATGTACTTAAGAATCAGGAACTAGGAGATTGCACAAATCATGGAATATCCGAAGAAGTAAGTGAACTGTGTATTATATCCGACAAAGGGCCATTTCCGGCGACAGATATCAGACGATGTGTAACAGTCGAAAAGGTACAGACGAGGTATGGCGATTATGTGAAGTGCAAGCCAATATATCAACCAAATTACATGTATGCAGCTGGTGGAAATTTCTTATATACCAACGATTGCATATTTAAAGAGATCACAGGCATTGAGTACCCAGTACCGATCCATGATCACAGAGTCGAATTGTTTTAAAAATTAAGGAGAAAAATCTATGAACAAAGTTGTATTGATGGGAAGGCTGACACGAGATCCGGAGGTCAGATATACCGAGGGAGATAACCCAACGACGATTGCGAGATATACACTCGCAGTCGATCGAAAATTCAAGAGAGATGGAGAACCGACTGCAGACTTTATACGCTGTATCGTATTTGGAAGGGCTGCCGAATTTACAGAGAAATACTTACAGAAAGGCATAAAGGTAGTTATCTCTGGAAGAATCCAGACAGGAAGTTACACGAATAAGGAAGGCGTAAAAGTCTACACAACAGACATAGTTGTTGAGGAACAGGAGTTCGCTGAAAGCAAGGCGGTTTCAGAACAGAATAGAGAGAATTATAATCATGAAGGACAGGCTGGGGAATCAGCCGGATCAGACGGATTCATGAATGTTCCAGAAGGATTGGAAGAAGAACTTCCGTTTAGTTAGAAAGGAGAATAATAAAAATGGACAATAAAGAAAAAGAAGTAGAACAAAGATTGATCGACAGCAAGCAGTTAAGGGAAATGTTAAACTGTGGAAGATCAACAGCAGAAAAGATTGCAAATGATGCTGGGGCTAGAGTGAAGATCGGTAAAAGAGTACTTTGGAATGTTAAGAAGATTGACGAACACCTTGAAAAGATCAGTAAATAAAATCGGAGGAATCTTATGAAAACAGAAATTTTTAGCTTCAACGAAATTGATATGGACGGAAATCAAACACAGGTCTTGGTTTTGGTAACTGGACAAAACTTTGACTATAATTCTACTCTGGATCATATTGAAATGCTGAAACGAAAATCGAAAGATTCTGACCCTGAACATCTTGTAGACGAAACTTACAAATGGCTCGAATCCAAGGGAAATAGATGCGAGTATCTTGCGTTTACTGAAATTAAATTTTAAATACAAAGGAGAAAAGAATCATGGAAGAATTAACAAAAGTAGTAACAGAATTACACGCATACGGATTAAAGCAGCACACAATTGTGAAAATGGTAAAAGACATCTTCGCCTCTGTAGATAATGCAGAGGTAAAGATCAGCCCGAAATCAGTTAAGAAAACAATCAGATAAGGAGCGAGAAAATGACAGGGAACGAATATCAGAACTTAGCAATGAGAACGAATGACGGCAAATGTACGGATAGACTTTGCGGAAGAATTGAGAGAGTGGGCGATTATAATTCTGGCACAAGAATTGGTAAACATGTAGAAGATGTAGATATTGGCGGTGTGATTAACGGTTTGTTTGGTTTGTCAGGGGAAGCTGGAGAATTAACAGACATGATCAAGAAATGGATTTTTCATAACAAGCCATTGGATATTACACATGCACAAAAAGAGCTTGGCGATGTTATGTGGTATGCAGCTATGATCTGTGAATCGTTTGGCTGGTCGCTGGATGAAATCATGCAGATGAACATTGACAAACTTAAGAAACGATATCCAGAAGGCTTTGACACAGAAAGAGCGAATAACAGAAAGTCTGATGATGTTTAGGAGGGTACATATGGGGAAAAAGGCAAAGCTTACAAGAAAGCAATATAAAAGCGTAAAAAAGATGGATCACAACGACATGGATTCGTGGGTTGCAAGTATCTATGAAAGCGGATATAATGATGGACGGAATTCAGTTCCGGGGATTGACTTTGAAGAAGCGAAAGAAGTTCTTCTTAGTATCAAGGGAATTGGAGAGAAGAAAGCAGCGGTTATCATCGAATCATTGGATGGCATCTTGGCGAAAAAAGTTGAGTCAACACAAAAAGAGTGTTAA